CGGGTTTCTCTGGGGCCTGCGGCTGTTCACCGCCGCCGCCCATCATCGCGGCAAACGGATTCTCGCCGCCGCCATCGCCGCCACCCATCATTGCAGCCATCGGATCTCCGCCCTCCTGCTGCTGATTCTTCGGGTCGTTTTCTTCCAGTTCTTCCTCGCTGAAATCATCCAGCAGCGTTTCCACATCGAACTCGCCTTCATCAGCAAGCTTTTTCCGGACCTCGCCCGGATCGATCGCCTGCATCTGCACATAAGCCGCTGCGGTCTGCGCCTTGGCACTTTCAACCTGTGCCTTCTGAAGGTCCAGAGCAACCTTTTCGGTCTCCGTCATGGACCACAAGGAGTTGAACTCGATCTTGATTTTGGGGATCTTCTTGATTTCGCCGGTGTGTTTGCCCGCTTGGAGGATAACAGAAAGCAGATACCGCAAATTGCTTCGCAGCATCCGCTTCTGGATTCTCTCTACATAGTTGTAATAGTTTTCCAAATCGGAAGAGCCGGTTGCGTTCATGCCAGCCGGGGATCTTCCGAACAGAATTGTCTGCGGGATATTGGTCAGCGCAGACAGATAGTTGCAGGTCGTGTTGATGACATCGGAGACTCCGGTGTAGGAGAAGGACTTGAAGTCGTAGTCCTCACCGTTGGCGTCAAGGACCATGCTGTTCATCAAGCCCTTTGCCATGTCGATGATCTTCAGCCTTTTCAGAACGACGTCTTCTCCCTGCTCCGTTTGAAGCAGGTTGGAGAGATTTGCCATCTTATAGATCGCCTGCACCGAACGGTCCAGCATCTTCGGTGCCATCCCGTGCGCAATCTCCACGTCCCGGATCGCCCGATTAATTCGGACGTACTCCGGAATACCCCAGAACTGATACTGAGATGTCGTGGTGTTCTCAGGAAGCACTCCGTTCTGGAAAATCAGGCACCTGGTTTCATGGACAGTGAACGATCCGTTTCTGCCGGAAACGTGAAACCACTCCGGATATCCGAGTCTGCTGCCTCTGGTCCGGAAGGGGTCCTGCCCTTTGAGGTTATCATATTCATACATGCTCGAATAGTCAGGTGAAATCACCGACCGGTCGAACACCCGGATATCGTCGATGGACTTGATTTGGTCCCAGTTGACCGGTCTGTCGATGCTTCGACCGTCATTGATCAGAAGCACCGCAATCGAACCGCCGAACAGTCTGGCCCATTTAAGGCTCTGCATCGCAGTTTCTTCCCAGTCCAGTTCATCAAGGCACTCGTCGGTGAAACCCTGAATGCTGTCGTCTTCCAGATCGACAATCTCAAAGCCGTGCTTCACGGCCTCCTCCGCAGGGGCGTCAATCACCCTTGCGAACAAACCGTTCTGCTCGTAGAACGTCGCCAGTTCCATGTCGGTGACATCCGCATCCGCAACGTAGTTGTAATACTCGCTTGCATCTCTGGACGTTCCGTACTTGGTCAGCATGTTCTGGTAGCCGCCATCGCCCCGGAACACTCTGTCATTCAGCGGACGCACCGCCTGCACACCTGTATACGATTCCAGCATCTTGGCCGTGCCGTCCGCGAAGTCCATATTGAACTGCGCCTGTTTCCGTGTTTTGGTCTTTGCCAACGTTGCGCCCTCCTTTCCGGAAGGGCAGCGCCCTTCTGCGCATAAAGAGAAAAAGCCCGGTAACGCCAAGAACGTTACCGGGTCCTAATGTTTTCTTTGGTGGTGTCGGTTCCTTTTGCACCCTACACCTATACCATCATAGCAATTTTATCACAAGCAGGTGTCACTTTCATGAACAAACCGTAAACCTTAAAGCACTTGTAAAGTGCCGCTTGTCATCCGCCGTGGAAACAAAATAGAGAACTGTCAGCCTTCGTCCTCTTCTTCGTCCACGTAGCCTTCCGTGAAGTCATACTCCCGGTTGCTGTCCAGCCAGTCATAAAACTCCTGCTGCTTTTCCATCCACTCTTGGAAATCGTCCGACTCCTTCTCTTTTTCGATGGTGGTCAGATGCTCCGCAAGCTCTTCCTTGTTCTGCTCGATCAGATGCAGGCACGCCACTTCCTCTTCGCACTCGTCGCACTTCTCAAAGGTGTCGTACCATCTGCCGAGGACCGCCAGCCAGCTCCACAGGACCTTGCAGGTTTCCGTGTCCGGATTGACGGCGATATACTTTCCTTCCTCGACCTCAAAGAGTGGAAGACCATCCAGTTTTCCTATCAGCTTCATCTTTTATCACCCTTTATATTATATCACACTTCTGCCGAAAAGTCACCTGGATATTGATCTTTTATCCATTCCCAAGCGTCCTGAAATTCGCTTCGTCTGTTCTCTCGATAGATCAACTGGACTCCGTTCTGGCGCAGCAGTCCGATGACTTTCTTTCTGCGGGTGTCGGACATTTTGTTGAACGCCGCTTCCAGATCCTTCTTGCTGTTGAAAGAGACCTTCTCGATATCCGCAACCGTAACGGGGCCGTGGAATTGAAGTTCAATGTACCCGTTGTTTGCATACCTTCGGATATCATCGAACATTTCCTTGTAGCTGATCTCGCCGTTCTTGTACCTTCGGTAGGATTCCAGAGCATTCTTGACGTAGTAGTCGCTGTCCAATGCAGACATGCCCTCGATTGTCGGCTTGTCCCCGGCATAGCCAGCGCAGGCCATCCAGCGTCTCGTATTCAGTGAATCGCCGTAGGTGTAGGTCGTGCGGTCCTTCATAGTGTCTTTCCGCAAGGTGTAGGTCAGGGGGCTTCTGCCGCCATAGCCCGGATGTGCACTGTCGTCCCAGTCTTCCGCTTCATCCGCAAATCCGATATAGCCGCACTTCTCATAATCCTTGTCGTCAAGGCCATCGTGACCGTAGAAGATTTTGGAGGCTTTCTTTCTGAGTTCCTTGTCCTGCGCAGCACCGGAACCGCCTTTGCCGGTTTCTACTTGGCTCTTATAGCCGTTCTCGATGATCGCGCCGAAGCTCGATGTGCTTCTCGCTACACGATAAGCTCCCGTCTGAAATACCGTTGTCAGCATTTCGGCGATCTCGCTCTTTTCATCGGCTGTCAGGTCGTCGATATAGCTCTTGCTGATCCGGTCCATGCGGTACACATCGAACTTGCTCAGGGACGGCTGGGTGTGGCTTCTCGGCGCATCGTCGTTCGGATTCATTCCTCTGGTCTTGATGCTGCCGGTATCCACATTGTTATCTCGAAGCCATTGTTTGGCTGCTTCCTCGGTCGTCGTGGAGTACACCTCAGCGTGCGTTCCTTTGGACGCGCTGTCCGCATATACCCGGAACGATCCGTCTGTTCCCCTCAGCAGCATCACATGACGCATGCCGTCCGCAGGTCTTCCGTAGGTCCCGTCTTTTGTCAGAAGCTTGTAGTCCTTAACATTGAACTTTTCAAGGGTGTCTACCGTTTCGTCCCAGTCGGAGGTCTCGGTAATCTGCTTTTCCTTTCCGTCAATGTCGATACCCTTGATGGACCACTTGTCGCCGATCTTGTCCGCGTGGATAGACTTAAAGGCCTGCCCGTCAACGCCCATATCATAATACTCGCCGCTCGCAACCGCGTCTTTGGCCTTTTGCAGGACCTTCTTCCGCTCCTTCATACTCTCGGAAGGATCAAAGGAATCTATCGTCAGGTCGCTGCTCATGCCGGAGGTCTTGAGCTTCTCGTCCATCGTGTAGGCGCTTGTGGATTCGACAATCGTTTTGCGTCTGCCTCGGATATCTGTGCCCTTCAGACGGTACCATCCGTCACTGTCATACTCCATTTTCAGGTCCAGATACTTTTCGCCGCCGAAGTCCTTGGCCTCAGAATCGAACTTCTCCTGAATCTTCTTGTACTCCTGATAAGCCTGCTTGACCTCCGGCTGCTTGATGAAGTCTTCAACATTCAATCCTCTCGACTTGGCATACCGAACCGTGGAATACATGTCCGTGCTCATGGACATTGTTTTTCTGCTGCCCTTCTTGTCGTAGCCGATCACCTTGAACTTGCCGGGGTCATCCGCTGCCACAACTTCAACGTCTGACAGTCTGTAGCCGTCGATATCGATTGCCTTCTGCTCGAACTCTGCAATACGCTTTTTGAAGGTCTCGTACTCCTGACGGATCTTGTCGTCCTTGATGTACTTGTCGATATCTGTGATACCGCCCTTTTCCATCTGGTCCGTGAGAGAATACATGTCGCCGCCGTAGGTGAGTCTGCGCAGCTTGCCGCTTCTCTCGTATCCAACAAGGCGGTATTCCCCGAGACTATCCACAGAAACAGAGATATCCGCATACTTGCCAGATCCGAAGTCTTCCGCCGTAGCGTCAAAGTCTTTCCTGATCTTGTCAATGCGGTCGTATTCCGCCCGAAGCTCATGGTCCTTGATAAGGTCGCCCGGATTCAGCCCGTTCTTTTCCATCAGGTCGATCATGTCAGCCATGTTGCTCTGCGTGGCGATGCAATAGTCTCTGCCGTAGCTGTCGTATCCTCTCAGTTCCAAAGAACTGCCGGGACCGTTCCAAACCAGTTTCGGCTCCATGTACATGCCGCCAAGAACCGGAACTGCCTTGCTCGGGAACTCCTTCCTCCGGCGTTCCTGATCCTCCTGCTCCTTTTTGACTCTCTTGATATGCTCCTTGACTTCGTCGTCTTCGCTGATCCAGTCGTCGGACTCGATGCCCTTTTCGGCCATCCTCTCTCTGAAGGCCTCGAAGGTCTCGTACTTCCTCATGTAGTCGATGGAGTGTGTTTCTCCGTCCAGATCTGTGCCGTAAAGCATCAGGTCTCCGCCTCTAAGCTGGTACTCGAAGCTCTGATAAGATGTGTTGTCGATTTTCACCAGAGCATCCGGAATATCCAGTTCGGTCGGATTCACAATGCTCTTGTCTTGGTCTCTGACCTTCTCGACGCCCTGATCCTTCAGGTATTTCAGCAGTTCGGTCTTGGATGAGAAGCTCAGTTTCTTCTGTCGTCCGTCCTCATCTTCGCCGAACAACTCATACCATCCGCCATAGCGCTCTTTCTGCATTCTCAGGTCGCCGTATCTGACGCCGTCGACCTCCACGTATTCTTTTTTGTCGGAAGTCAGCCAGCTCAGACGTTCGGTCTCTCTCTTTTTGAGTGCGGGAGACAGTTTCACGTCATCCTCGGAAACGCCGTGACGCTCAAGCCACTGCTTCGCGTCTTCCAGAGACCGGAACTCCTTCACAGCTCGCTTTTTGCCCATGAAGTCAGTGCCGGTGATCGCATACAGGTCCTTCTTCATACCGATCGCCATAGCGCTGTATCCACGCTCGCCGTCCGAATAAAGCATGGTCGGAAGCTCCATCTCGACCGGATTCACCAGTTCTCCTGTCTCAGGGTCCATGAACTCTTCCACGCCCTTCCTTTTCAGGAAGTAATACATGTCTGTCAGCGTTGCGAATCTGCCAAGCCATGTAGACCGATATCCGTGTCTTTCGTCTTCCGGCACATCATCACGCCACTCTGGCGTTCCTTCCAGAGCCCACGGCCTTTCGCCACGATAGCCCCAAGTCTGACGTGCCTTCAGGTCTTTGAGATAGTATTTGCCACCGGAACCGTCAATGGTCTTGACCGGATCTTTCTTCGGCGGCTCCGTCTTGATATCCGGACCGATCTCTTCGCCTGCTCTCAGTTTCCGGTAAATTTCTCCGGGAGTCACACCTTTACCGGCCAAAGCATCCCACGCGTCCTTTGGCGTCCATCCATCGCCGATCTCGATGCCGTATTTCTGGCACAGGCCGAACGGAAGCTTCGTATTACCGTGACCGCCGCCACCGCCTCGCTTCTGCTCGTTCTGCTGATCATCGTCTCCGTCTGCGTCTTTCCGGAAGGTCGGCACCGGAGGCTGTTTATCCAGTTTTTTCAGGTCCTTGGATTTTCGGTACTGCCTTTTCTTGACTCTGATCCCACGCGCAGCAAGGCGTTCTTCCCTTCGCTGCCGGTACAGAGCAATTGCGAGAGTATCCATTGCTTATTCCTCCCTGTATAACGACAAAAAGAGGCTGATCCGCAGACCAGCCACTTTTTCGGTTTCTTAAATTAAAACAGTGGGGCGTCGTCTTCGTCGTCTGGCGGCGCAAACGTCCACTTGGGCTTTTTCGGTTCAAGAGCACTCTTTGGGTTTTGGATGAACTCTTTCATAATCTGCCCCACTTCCATTGCAATAGGTCTCGGCTTCTTTGCGCAGCAGTATTCCGAAAACGCCTCACCAAGGAACTCCATTCCTTCAGGAGACTTGTTGTTTACCGCATACTTGCTCACCTTCCGCATGATACTGTATTTATCCTCATGCGGGTGGTTTTCCATGATCCTGCCGATCACATATTGGCAGAACGGCTTTCCGCCAAGCTCTTCCTTGTACGTTTTGCTCAGCCAGTCGTCGATTGCGTGACCGTACTCGTGAGTAACAACCGCCTCAAAGCTTGCCGTCCCTCTCGGATGGAAGCCTTCCTTCACGTCGTTCTTCAGGCTCTCCTGAAGCTTCTCACCGTCGCCGAATCTCTTGCTGCTCAAAACAACCTGCGCATCGCTCCACGCGCTGATTTCGCAGTGGGCATACGCATTTGCCTCCACATCATCGCCTACGAGGAAGGGATGCAGTTTCCCTTTCAGTTCCGGGAACTTCTGCTTAATGCCATCCATCGCCTTTCCGATGCCGCCGATCGTTTTTGTGTCAAGTGCATGATAAGCCATCGTGCCGGACAGGAGGTCTCCGGTCTGGAAGAAGTCGTCGCCGCGCATTCTTGCCTCAAGCGCAATTGGCGTATCACAATCGGATATATTCGGATACTTCTCTTTTGCCTTTTCGGTCATCGCCTTCTGGATCGCGGCACGCTCCTCGTTAAGCGTTGCAAAGTTGATGCTTTCAAGCTCTTCCACTCTCTCCGCCGCCATCTTGGCAACTTCGTCATCACTCTTTGAAAAAACATCGCGACCGAACATGTCCATTGCCTTCTTCGCAAAGGTCTGCGCATAGTACCGGGCAAAAGAGTCTCCGTCAAGGTCAGACGGATCTTGGTTTGCAGCCTTTTCAAGCTCTTCATAGCTCTCTCCGTGATAGTCGCCGCGCTCCTTCATGGTCTTGATGCGGTTTGCCATCGCATTGATCGCCTTTATGCTCTTTCCTTTGTTCCGGTACTTTTCTTCTGACTCCTTATAACGGCGGTTGTGGTCCTCGTACTCCTTGGCAATGGTATCATAGTCCATCGCTACATAGTCTTTCTTCCCCGGCGCAGCAGTCTTGGACGTTCCGCCCGCTTTCTTTGAGACCTTCCCTGTCTCTTTCAGTTCCTTGTATGACTCACCAGCAGAATAGCCCTTGCCCTCCAAGGCGTTCCATGCGTCTTGCGGTGTCCATCCGGGCTTTACCTCAATCCCTTCTCTCTGGCAAAGCCCAAAGGGGATCTTGGTGTTTCCATGACCGCCGCCGCGTCTTCCCGTCCCACCCTTGTTTTCATCGTCATCGGCGTCAAGGCGGATTCCAAGACGTTCCGCGCGGCGTCTCCTGTACTCGTCCACGCTGTCATAGTGCATGGATGTCTTGAAGCCAAGTCTGGCGTCGCGTCTTTGCTTGTATCGTCTAATCGCATCTTTGTCGGCCATCAGATACACCAACCTTACAAAAGAATTATATGAGATTGCTCGGGTCAAACAGCGGCTTGCTCAGTTCGTTGAAAGAGTCAGAGCTACCGTCGACCATATCGTCGTGCTTGGATTCTGGGAATGACTCAAGTTGCTTGAAGTACATATCATTCCACTCGCCCTTCAAAACCTTTACGTGTCCGTTCTGCCACTGGGCCGCAAACGGCGTTGCCCTGTTGACCTTGCTTCCGGTTACCCTCTCCGTGATCACGGAGTACCCGGAAAGCTTCTGCACGTAGGAATTTGCAACGATCTTTCCTGCCGCACCCGGGTCTTGAGGGATACGGACTCTGTAGGCAAAGCCGTATTTCTGCGCATCCGCTACGGTCGTGTTGTAGATCAGCTTTTCGACCTCGCCAGCCTTGACTCTCTGATTGATCACATCCAGAACAATCACTTCTCCGCTCCTGAATCGGCCCATCAGGACGCCAGCCGTGTAGTCCGGGTCTTTTGCCGCGTCGTCTTCTGTTGCCGCAAGGTCCCACGCTCTGCACGTCAGGACAATCTCCCTCATCATCAATGGATCTTCATCCACCATCGTAACCTGAGAGCGTTTGAAGTAGAGTCCCGCTGCCGCCTTGATTTTCCAGTTTCCTTTGAGAAGTCTTTCTCTTTCGACTTCCGGCTGCATCATCAGGTTGCCAAGGTAGGACGGGTCAGATTTCAGAAGGGCCTTGTTGTCATAGATGCTCGAAGCAATGAAGGTCACCGACTTGATCATCGCCAGTTCTTCTTTGGTAGTCAGGTGATAGGTCTCTATCAGTTCTTCCCGGGAATCGCCCCATCTGACCTTGTCGTCAATTCGGACCATCCAGCGAATCACACCGCTTCTCTCCGGGATCGCATAGCCAGTTACCTGATCAATCCACCATGAGATGAATTCAGCCACCCAAGAGTCCGCATCCGGGTTCGTTGTCGCCAGCACGAACGGAGGCACGCCGCAGGTACTTCTGTTACGGGTCAGCATATAGAAGAACTGCTTTTCCGTGAAGTGCGTCAGCTCGTCAAAAGCAATGCCGCAGAGCTGTGAGCCCTGATAGGTGTGGACCGCAAGGTCGTTCTCAATGTGGGCGAAGGTAATCTTCGATACGACGCTTCCCTTTTTGTCCCGGAACAGCCATTGACCGGTCGTGTACTTCGGCACGGCCCTCCTGATTCCGGAGTACATCTCCATCGCCTCGTCCCAGAGTGCGCCAGCGTTGAAGATCTGCTTATACTCGCGTCTGAAAATGGTATAGTTAAAGCCCTTGACGTCCTTGTATCTCAGCGGTGCCAAAAGCTCGGCGTAGGTCTTTCCTCCGCCCGCAGCTCCGCCATATATGGTTACAGAAGCCGAACTGGCAAGAAAAGCCGTCTGCGGACCTTCTTGGGGACGCAGAGTCCTTGTCGCCATCGGTCATCACTCCTCGGTGAGGTTCAGTCCGTAGTCCTCCGGGCTTCCGACTTTTATTCCATTGTCCGGAAGATAGATGATCACATCGCTCGTTTCCTCTTCTTCATCTTCTGTATCACCCTGAGCAAGCTGGATCACCTGTGACATTCTCGCAACCGCCTCATTCTCCCTCATTTCCTGAAGCGGTGCCATTCCTGCCCACTCGACAACCTGCCGCGCGGCATTCAGGTCCCCTGTGCTCATCGCCTTATTGAACATTCGGACAAAGAGTGCTGCAGCATTGGTCATATCGTCTTCTTCTACCTGATGGGTCTCCATCAGACTTTGAAAGACCGGTGATGTCGTCTGCATCATGAAGTCTTTGCCGAACTCACGGAGGTTCTTTTTCTTGCGTCTTGCTTCTCCAGATGCAATACCGGCTTTTGTTGCATTTTCTCGGCGTTCGCTCGGAGTTCGTTCCGAATTTGGAATCAAATTGTTGTTTTTTCCGTATCGACGTTTCTTTTTGTTACCATCGTCAACAATTTCAGCTACAACGGTCTCGACTTCCGGCTCCTTTTTGGTCCTCGGCTTCTTCTGGGCAGTCGTCTTCTTTGTCGCGGTGGTCTTCTCCTTGCTTTCTCGGGATCTTGTTGTTTTACTTGCCGTACTCGGTTTTTTCTTCTTTGCCTCAGCAACCGGTGCGGTCTCGGTTTTTTTCCTCGGCATTTTGTTTGCTCCTCCTGGATATAAAAAAGACGCCACCTTTCAGTGACGTCTAAGATACGTATTTAATTCTCCCTCTTCTTTGCTGCCGGATACCCTGCTCAGCTCATGATTGCCCTGATCAGGTCTTCACGCCCAAGCTTCTCAAGCTCTTCGGCGTGCTTCATCACATAGTCCTCGTTCCTCTCTTTGAAGAACTTCACCCAATACTCGTTCTCCTCATTGAACGTGATCCAGTCCTGCACGGACAGTTTGTCCGGATAGTCCGCAAACAGATTGTAGAACGTTTTCTTGTCAAGCGTAAAGGCGAATTCTCCAATCGCTTTCTCATTGTCCAGCCACCAAACCTTGTCGTCCTTGTTCTCCTTGTAGATCCGCTTCACTTGATACCACCCCCAGCGCCTTTCTTCTGCTTGTCCGATGCCGTATTGATATATCCCGTCAGGGAAATAAGCTCTTTATTTCCGGTCAGCTTGTCTCCGCTGATCAGATACGAATACTCACTGCCGCGACGACTGGTCCTTTTGACCTTGAACCGCTGTTTGAGAACGGAGTCATTGAGCTCTTCCCATCCGCCAGTTCTGTCTTGCAGTTCAAGGAACTCAAGCTTTCCGTTTTTCTTTCTGACAACCGCAGCATGCTTTCCTGCCGCGAAATAGTACTCCTTGCCCTCTTCCACCTGCGAAAGATGGTCTTTTGCGATTTTGAAGCCGTCGCTGTCGTGTGTGACCGTTCCGCCAAGTCTCCGGATCACATCACCGCAGTTATACGAGAAGAACCGTCGTGATGCTCCGCCACGGAAGTCAAGCACCCTGTATCCGGACTTGTTTACGAAATAGGCAAACGCCAGAGAAGCGCAGGAGCCGCTTGTCTTGTCACTGCCGCGCAGGTCGAAGATGATCTTCTCCTCTGACGGCGGAGTCATATACTTGACCGGATTAACGTATTTGACCTTTTCCCTTGACAGAGATTCAGCCGCTCTTTCAAGCTCGGTGTATGGTCCATCCTGCACGGTGTCTTTCTCGACCGAAAGCTCATAAATCTGCTTCCAGTCCTTGTCCGCAGCGTCGCCCTTTGCCTCGTTCATCCGTCTGTCATAGTCCTCGACCTGTTTGGAGTACTTGTCGACATTGGCCTGATTGACTTCGAGAAGCTTTCTGTTGGAAGCAAGACCGTTGCCCTCATAGAACTTCGCGGTTTCCTCGTCTCCACGTTCTCTTGCTCTCCGGGCCATCGACTCATAGAACTCGATATGCGATTGGGCGTATGAGACCTTTTTCTTTGCCTCTTCCAGAATCACCCTCGCGCCTTCTGACTCTTCCTCGATTGTTCTATAGTCTCGCACCTTGTCGGTGTACGGCGAACTGGACAGCAGGTCGTCAACCGCCTGATCATACTGTTTCTTGTGATCTTCTTTGCTCGGATACTCAGCCAACTGTTTCTGAATATCCTCGTGCTTCCGCATCAGGTCTGGGAGCGTCTTTCCAATGTTCTCGGCGTCCTTGGCATAGCTTCTCTCGTTGTCACGATACAGTTGATAGCTCGCCAAAGGAGGATAGCCGTATTCTCCCTCTCTTTTTGAAGGGATGTTTTCTTCGGAACCGTACTTTTGGACCATCTCGTCGGCCATCTTCTTGTACTTTTCGGATGCGGACTCATACCTCGTTTTGGTGTTAATCGCTCTCGAAATCTCGACGTTGGCCGTCGAAAGGTCCTTTTCGAGCTTATCCCGCTTCTTCATAGCCTTCTTCAGGTCGGAAACGGACTTGCCCATCTTCTTGATCTCAGCAGGAGTCCTCACCGGTTTCTGCGGTGCTCTCGGAGCCACCTTGCCGGTTTCCTTCAGTTCTTTATAGGCTTCCTTGGCAGAGTATCCCTTGCCTTCCAGAGCATTCCACGCATCCTTCGGGGTCCATGTCGGGTCTACCTTGATGCCTTCCCTCCGGCAAAGTCCGAACGGAAGTTTTGTATTTCCATGCCCGCCAGCCGGTGCCGGGGCATTGTTCTCGTCGTTATCATCGTCGAACCTGGCTCTCAGCCGTTGTATTCTTCTCCTGCGGTAGTCCGCAATCGCTTTCGCTCGGCTCTTTTCCATCTCGCACCGTCCTATGCAAAAATATAGGACGGCACCCCTCAGAGCGTCGTCCTTATAATCTCGTTATCTATCTCGAACGAACGCCCGGTCGGCCTTTACTCGACCAGAAAGTCGTAAGCAGCCTTATATTTCTCCACGCGCTTCAGGTCTGCATCGGTCACCTTCGGCAGACGGCTCAGATCCATGTTGTGGCTCAGGTCCGCCAGTTTCACCCTCCGCGCAAGGTCGTTCGTTTTGATTCCCTTGACGTATTCCATATACGGAACACCCTTTTTGTGAGTCAGGCATTCAACCGCGTCCGCGACCTCAGTGCCAAACTTGTTCCGGATCTCATCCAGCGTTGTGTTGGTGTCCTCCACCGTGTCGTGCAGGAACGCGACAACCTTTTCCGTATCCGTGTCCACCTTCGCCGCAACCGCACGCGGATGCTCGATATACGGAACTCCGGCGCGGTCAAACTGTCCAAAGTGCCTTTCTTTCGCAAAGGCCTCTGCCTGCCAGACCATCGAAATCAAGCTACCATCCCCTTACTTTCGGCTTTCAATCTCCTTTTCAGCCTCTTCGATTGCCTTTTTTGCCTCCTCCTCACTGATCACGCGCGTGTTGTCGTAGTCATGGCAGAAGTCCATCGCAATCGAATCTTTCGGAGATACCCAGTCGTGCTTCTCATAGTTCCAGAACTGATAGTCGGTCCCGGTCTCATCACGAACCGAACGAGCAATCCCTGAATCGTCATCGCGATCCTGATAATAGAACACTTCTTTTCTCACACTCAAAGCCCGCTCACCTCCATGGTCATTATACACTAATTTTAGTACATTGTCAAGGATAATATCCGATCTACCGTTTCTTTTTGGGGATCGGTTTCAGGTCCTCAATTCCTTTGGGGATCGGGCAAGTCTTCCAGATGCTCTTGCATTTCTCAATGGCGGCATCGTGGCGCTTCTTGCCATTCGCAGTGCTCACGTCTTCCACGCGTGCATTGTCGTAGTATCTGTGACCCTTGTTTTTGAATGCCAGAGCGACAGTAGAATGTACCTGAACCTCAAAACGCTCGCCTGTCGGAGAAATGAATTCAACATGCACGCCTTTGTAGCTGCCGTCTCCGGTAACCCACTTATTGTCTCTTTCGTTGAGCTCATAGCCCTTCTTCTGCATAGCGCTTTCCAGCTTTGTCACCGTTTCTGCGATGTCATCGTGGTCACACAAGGCCGTGAATCGGATGATATCACCAAAACCAGCAGTGTATCCTTCGTCCGTCTTGGTTTCTTTTCCTCTTGCTTCTGCCTCGCTGCGTTTGGTAGAAATCTTCCTTGACGTGGAGTCGCCGCCCTTGAAGCAGTTCTCCAGTCCGGACAGACGGCACCCGATTCCGTTGACTGCATCAATCATGTCTTTCGAGATCTGTGCGCCCTTCTTGATTTTCTGGTCGTAGATCCTCTGGCACTCTTCTGACCGCCCGGTCATTGTCTTATCGAAACGCTGAGCCAAGCCAGGAACGGAAGCAACCTGATCACCCGTCACGGGGTCTTTCATATAGACATAATCGGTCGGTTTCAGGCTCTTCACGATGTCGTCAAATTCCTTTTCTTTTCCGAGATCCTTTGCGCTCTTTTCAACGCCGGACATAACACTGTTGTCAAACTTCGCGCCAGCCTTTGGCTTCGGGAAATTAGCTCCGCTCGCAGTTTTGTAGGAGGTCGCCATATTCTTTTTGGCTTCCTCCTTCGCATTGGACACGAGGGACTGATTGACCTCCGGTCCCTTCCGGCTTGTCTGCTTGAATGAACCCTTCTTTCCGGAAACATTTCCCTTGTGTCCAACAGGTTCAAGCCCTTTCTGGGCACGCTTCTCATTCACAGCCTTGAAGATTTCAGGAATCTTCATACCCTTTGTCTTGATTCCAAGATCCGTGGCAAGACCAAACAGCCAGCCAAGTCCTGAATCTAAATTCAACGAGTCATATCTGAATCCGTATCGCTCACAGAGCCTTTGTGCTCTGCGCCTCTTGTAGGCTGCTACATGTCTCTCCATCTTTGTCACCTCATTGTATCTGCTGACGCCAATTCAGGCGGAGTATTCCTGCGCAAGGTCTCTAAAGAATGCAGGATAGCGTTCCGCAAAGACCTTGAGAATCATTTTGCTGACTTCGATAATCTGCGGATGGGCCCTGCTGCTGCATCTCATCCGGAAGTAGTGTCTCCACTCTCTGAGATTCATCGTCATGACGATCTCTGTCTTTGTGGAGTTCGGAAGCACGCTTCTTGCCTCTTCCGGCTTTGCACCGGCTTCGATCATCTCAAAGTAGTGCTTCTCCGCGTCCAGCATTGCTTGGGTCCAGATCTGGTATTTCTTGATGTCTTTTTCACTTGACAGGTCATATTGAAAACCTGTTGCTATATCAATGACGGTAATCTCGTTTCCGAACTTATCCGCCGTGTAGTTGCAGTATCTCGAACTCTCTTGGCTGTAGCTCGCCAGCCGGTGCCGGACAATCTCGTGACTGACTCCACGATCACAGATTACTCTCACCGTGATGCTCCCGTGTTCGATGACCGACTCGTGACCGGACGCAATCAGGCGGTTGACAAATTTCTCGGCACTCCCAATGCCGATTTGGTCTTCGCTCTTGTAGCAGGTCCGTCCGATCCGCTCGATCTTCTGGAGCAGTTTGTCGTATTCCGGACCGTCTTCGATGACAATTGCAGATTTTACGATGTTCATGCCGTTTCTTTCTTACTCCTCGTTTTCCGTCTCCTCTTCCCCGAGGATCTTCTTCCAATGTTTTCTCATGAGGTTCATAAGCTCATCCATCTCAAGTCATCCTCACTTCTTGGCGGCTTCTTTTTCTCTTTCGCGCCTTTGCAGCTCGTCGTAGACATAGTCATCGATCTTGTCATAGGTCATGTCTTCCAAAAGGATTCTCGGAATGCCGTAGACATGCTCGATGATATTGAGGTATTTGTCCTTAATTCCGTCCATCTTCGGTTTCGCCTGTCCCATGCTGTCACGTCCTTTCCGGTCGGCCCGTCTTCTTCTCCGGTTGTTTTTTCTTCTCAGGAGTCGGGACCCGATAAATGCAGTCTTTCTCGGACTTATCAAGTACCGTGACCCCTTTTTGCAGTTCTTCCCTTGTGTATTTCATGATCCTACTCCTCCGAATAAATCCATCCGTATTTCTTCGAATTCAGTTCCAGCCACAGACGGCGGTAATCGTCGTACATTTTATTGCACCTGTCCGCAGTTTCCTGTACCTGCGGTCCACGCCTCCAGATTGGATCGATAACTTCGCGGTCATACTTTGCGACGCTTTCCTGATAGTCCCAAGCGAAGTCCATGTAATTTGCAGGCTTTTCGCCATCCAGCGAATACTGCCTGACAAGAGAGTATGCACCGTCTCGATGACAAGCCCTCACTTCCGCCATTCCATGAGCGACGGCACAGCTGACGTCATCCACGCTGAGTGTTGAACCCCGGGGATGGTTATGCGTGAACACGGTGTCTTTCAGTTTGTCCTTATACGCTTCAAGGTCGATCTGACTCGCTTTGCCGTCAGTTGCCTCAAACAAGAGTCTGCCGTTTTTGTCCACGCAAGCTCCTTTTTCGTAATCTTTCTTTCTGATCAAGCTCTCGTTGCCGCGAATCGCCGTAACGACTTTTTCAGACCTGACGTATGCCACAGGACCGGACCTGATTGCCGCTTGGTCTTCTTTCTTGACCGCGTCGCGCTCTTCAGACAGTTCTTTTTTCAAGGCTCTGTCTTTCTCCGAAAGCCGGTCTACTTCGCTCTTTGCTTCATGATATTTTTTCTGAGTCATGGCAAGGTCTTTCCGGAACATCTCTTTGAACTCTTCAGACGTTCCCGGATCATCCATGTACAAATCGTAATTGCCATTGCTCATCTCATAGTTTTCTTTGGCCTTGTCGCGTTTCTTCAAAGAGTCTTCCAGACGGTACCTGTTGTCTTCAAACTCTTTGTGTATGTCTGCAAGCGGTCTTCGTTCTCTTTTTGTCTGTTCCACGGCTGGTTTCACATTCCAGCCGTTATTCATCGCCTTGCTGTATTTGTCGCTGCTTCCGTACTTCCGGTCAGCTTTTGACTTGTACCCGCCGCCCTGCTTCACGACGTTTTTCAGCTTTTCAGGCCCCTTTGATACCTGCCCGCCGTCGTCTATCAGGACATGCGTTCCTCGCATTGTGATCCACTGGTCGTCCGCGTGGGCTTTTTTGGCCGCAATCCTTGCATCTCGGCGCATGCGGTATTTCTTTACAATGTCATCCACGCTTTCTCATCCTTTCAGGTTTTGTACACTCTGAGCTCACATCCGGATTCTTTTCGGATCTCCGGTCTTTCTATTCGCTTCCATCCAAGTTCCGCCTCTACATCGGTCCAGAAGAAGCGTGCCGGAACATTTTTGTCGAGGATATATAAAAACGCATCCCCGCTCCACGACTGAGTAGCGGCCTTTACGGCCTCCGTACCGATGTGCCGGTGCCTTGCCTCAGGAACAACATAGAACTCAGCAATATAAAACGCACTCGGAAAAACGTTGAACGGGACGATTTCAGTCTGTATGAATCCCTGCACAGTCCGGTCCTCTACAATAAACTGTGAGTACCACATCCCTTGTTCCCAAGCCAGTTCATCCCACTTGATTTCGTGATCATATTGGCTGAGGGTATCCACATAATCCTTTGCCATTCTCATGAACAGATTTCTGTCCATGCAGCTCGGTGTCAGTTCTACCATCTTTCGACCTCAGGCCTTGAAGTGGAAACCGCACTCCGGGCAGACATACTCCGGCTTTTCCTTCTTTTTCTTTTCCTTCGGCTCCGCGTCGTCCATGTTGAACTCAATGCCCCAGTCCAGAGCCAGACCGCCAAAATCCAGCGTTGCAAGTTCCTCTGTCAGAGCAACGTAGTCCCACGACGCGAACTCTCCGACCTTGTTGTCCAGAAGTCGGAACTTTTTCTTGGCAGTCTCAGAAAGTCCAAGCACCTGAAGCACCTGCACCTCTTCTACTCCCTGCTGAATCAGGCTCAGACGCCTTGTGTGTCCGGCCAGAATCACTTTGTTCTCATCTACAATAATCGGATTGTTGTATCCGGTCTGTCGAATGCTCTCCGCAACGGTCTTGACCGCGCTTTTATTTTTACGAGGATTATTCTTGTAGGGAATAATCTCGCTCAGTTTCATAGTTACAAGATGTTTTTCCATATCATTCGTCGTATTGGTCCATATCCACCAAGCCCTGCACAACTTTTCCGCACTTCGGGCAGATGATCACTTTCTTCTTCGGCTTGTCGGCGATCAGGTTGTCGGCCATCTGTTCCAGTTCCTTTGACCAGAAATCGTAGCCGCCGAAATCGACCATCTCCAGTTCCTCTTGGAGCTTATCGAGATCCCACGACGCAATCTCCGCCGTCTTGTTGTCCAGCAGTCGGAATTTACGCTTCTGCTCTTCGGTCAGTCCCGGGACGAGGATGACGTCAATTTTGTCCTCACCCAGTTCGTTCAACGACTTCCATCTGGAATGACCGGCAAGGATCTGCCAGTTTTCATCCACGATAATCGGCGTGATGTACCCGACCTGATCAATGCTTTCGACGACCGCGTCAATCGCGTCATCGTTGTATCTTGGGTTGTTTTGATAAGGTTTCAGTTGGTCAAGTGGGACCTGAATCAGTTCCATAGTTCCTCCAAAAGAAAAAGCCCGCGTTTCCGCAGGCTGTAGGTTCGTCAATAGGCCGGATTTCCACCGGCATTGCTTGTTTGCCCGCGACTGTTACTTCCCAAGCAGCAGCCAGCAATCGTGGGGCGGAGGAGCGACTAACATGAAAGCGCCGCAGAAAATCCGCAAACTGCGGCCTATCGCGTCCATCTTCGGCGAGACTTGAACTCGCGACCCCTGAATTGGGAGTATTCAGCGCTCTTGCCATCTGAGCTACGAAGATGTTGTCTCTTTCCGCGTATTTCATAGGTCCACCCCAGTCTCACGCGGCACCAGTCACATTCCTCTTTGTTTTTCACCCAGACTTTGATCAGTTCAAATCCGGCTTCCTCGTATTCTGCTCTGCAGGAGGCGCAGAGCGTGCGAATATCCTTCGACTTACTCATTTCTGCTCTCTCCCCAAAGCAAAGATACCGCCACACCTTTCGGCATGACGGTATCCGATATAGAATTGTGAGCAAACAGCTTTGATGGGATTTCTTTCCCTTTCAGTAGACGGCTAATTCTCACGTCCTGTCGTTACAGCCGTTTGCTCTGTCTGCCATCATCAGCCAGCTACAACGCATTCGCACTTTCACTGCCCTACGGCCAAGTTCCTGTTTTATTCGGCCTATTCCCCGCTTTAAGTGATAGACCCGGAAACCGGACGTCTCAGCTTCCTTTGGTGCTGTCACCCGCAGCGGGGCGTGTTTGTTCTTTTTTGTGGGTTTGCCATCCCGCACAAATCAGTCGCGTTCCTTCGACGTTGCCCTCACTTGTAGTACCGCCATAGGCCTTGTGCAGGGCTTCCGCCCCGCTTTGGTCGGTCTACCATTCATATTCTCTGTCAGGCCTCTGGTGCATCTGCTCTGACATCATCCGGCAGCTACCCGGAAATGGCGGAACGTGAATGACTCGAACATTCGTAGAGTTACCCCTAACCACGGATTAGCAATCCGGTGCCTTACCAACTCGGCCAACGCTCCGTATTCTTTTTTGGCAGGAAGGCAAGGACTCGAACCCTGATCGCACGGTTTTGGAGACCGGCATGTTGCCATTACACCACCAACCTGTATTGCCCGATAGCCCGTCTCGCGGAGCTTTAATCGGGCCTGCGGCTTTCATGAGCCCCAGATGCTACCTACATCAATCGCCTCGGTGGGACCGAAGCCTTCGGTACAAGTCAGGAATCAAAGCCAACAGTTCTGTATTGTGCCGATTTCCCGGCGTGCGTTCCCAGTACGCACGTTGTTCCGGTTCACGGCTCTGCTTTGTTTCATCCAACAACCGTAGCGCAAGCACGGCCAGCAGACGTGTGGATTTACGAAAGGAGGTGCTTCGATGCAAACACTGCAGCACAGCCACTTGGTGGAGGCTCATGAAAGACTCGAACTTTCGACATCATGGTTAACAGCCATGCGCTCTAACCAACTGAGCTAATGAGCCATATACCCGCTTGCGGCATGGACCCTGCGGGTGTCGGGTCTGCACCGTGCCGCTCAGCCCCGCTTCTTCTCCGTCTATCTGCGGGTATCTCCCGAGTACGCGTCCTCGGCGGTCAGATGTGCTGGTGATCTCTGCGAGACTTGAACTCAGCATTACAAGCTTGAGAGGCTTGCGTCCTATCCTTTTAGACGAAGAGACCTTGTGGTGGAATCGGAGGGGCTCGGACCCTCTGCCTCCTGCTTGCAAGGCAGGCGCTCTCCCAGCTGAGCTACGACCCCATGTGGTGATCCCAGCCGGATTTGAACCGAGCATTGCCAGCGTGAAAGGCTGGTGACCTTGCCTGTTAGTCGATGGGACCTTGTGGTGGAAGAGACAGGATTCGAACCTGTGTAGGCAGTGCCAACGGATTTACAGTCCGCCGCCATTGACCAACTCGGCCACTCTTCCATACTGGCGGAGCCGGAAAGACTCGAACTTTCACATACGAGGGTCAAAGCCTCGTGTCTTACCCTTAGACGACAGCTCTATGTGGCGCTTCGCTGAGGTGCCGACCCCCATGCCCTCATCGGGCACCCTCTGCTTTCGAGGCAAGGACCGGAGCCGTCCGGCATAACGAAGCATCTGGCGCAGCGTGAAGGGATCGAACCTTCGCAGGCTTCTCAACCTGGCTTCCGCTTTCCAAGCGGGCCCATTACCGCTCTGGCAACACTGCATCTGGCGCGGAACGGAGGTGCCGACCCCCATAGCATCTCTGCTACCCACGGTTTTCAAGGCCGCAGCCGTCGCCGGACGGCATCATTCCGCGTATGAAAAAGGACTGATATTGCACCAGCACTGTCAGGAGTCGAACCTTCGAGTTCGCGGAATCGAACACGCTCTTCACAGTCCTTGGTCCCGGACCGTCCGGGATACGCGCAGAAGGCTGATCGGGCACTTCTAAACGCTTTGTGCCATCCAAGGTATACTCTCACGATGGTTTGGGACATACCGAGTCCGTTTCTGCGAGCACGGTGACGCTCCGTGGGATGTAACCCCGCCCCGGCATCTGATTTCGCCCGTGCAGCCCTTGCGTCAACAGGCTGTGTTGTGCCACGCTCAGATGAGACGTATTGGCAACCCTGACGGGACTTGAACCCGCGATCTTCGGCGTGACAGGCCGACGTGTTCACCAACTGCACCACAGGGCTGTATTGTGCGGTTTCCCTTCTTAGATTATCTCACTCGCGCCCCAGCCTGCGCACGACCGTTCACGCGCAAGGAGTTTTCAGAAAGGCCTTTGTTATTCTCTCTCAGGCACACCGACAAGCTACTGAGATCATTCGGGAGCTACCCGACCTTTGGTTACGGCGGTTGGATTCGAACCAACGACCTCTGCCTTATGAGGGCAGCGAGCTACCACTGCTACCACGCCGCAATATTGGAAGCTTTCGGTTTTTATGCCGGGGTTTACCAACCCGTATCGTTTATTGTTCTGAGAGCTCTGCAATCCGCTTCTTGCACTTACCGGCGAAGGGATTGTTCCCTGCGTATTTCAGCAGGTGCTTCCAGTCTGCAAGGCCAAGCTTATCCTCGTAGGCGTTCATCTTGTCGATCACCGCGTCTTTCTCCGGGCCATCTGATTCGATGTCGCTGAGATAGAAGTTCAGTTTGATGTACGCCTTGCACTCGCCGGACGGAGCTTCTTCCAGATACTTCTTCCAATGCGGGTTTTCCACAAAGGATGAAACGGATTCATTCAGTTTTCCAATATCGATCTTAGCCATCGTTATCGCCCTCTATCGGATTTGTCTCCGGATTGTAGTGCTTATTCAGAATGGTCTTTCCGGTCTTGCAGTTGTAAATCGACTTCTGGTTATGCTTGATCGCAAAGTCCATCGCCGTTTTCTCATCCGGGCAATTGAACGAAACTTCCGGATTCCCGTAATAGCCGATGTAGACATCGCTGGACTTGAGTTCGTGCTTCGTAATGGCACACATCTTGGAATACGTGTCGTCATCATAAGCGCCGTACTCGTCGCCGATCTTCAGGTTTTGGTGGAAGGTAACGCAGAACCCTTCGGTCAGGTCAAGCCTTTCTCCGGTTGTTGCGCTGAAGGTTCCGTCCTCGTCCGCCTTGAAGGTTTTCACCTTGTTCAGGACACCCCTGTATTTCGAGGCCTCCTTTGCGACATCGGGATGCGACGCCATGTACTTGTCAGCAAAGCCCTTGCTTCCGGACGGTCCGTCAAGCTCGATCCTCGATTTTGCAACTGGCTTTGCCGAGCCTGCCGCATTCGCCGCTGGCTTGCTTTCGCTCTGCCTTGATGGTCCGCCGTTCCCGGAGGCGAACTTTCCGTCCTTCGCTCTCGGGTGTTTGTCTTCTTCCCACCGGTTCCCGTCGAACCGTTTGCCTCTCGCTGCAAGTCTCGCATCTACCCGTTTATGATACCTTCGGATCGCTCTTTTGTCAATCATCGCGCTCACCTCAAAAAAAGGAAAACGCGGCTTCTCTCAGCCGCGTTCAATTACTATCTCGGAGTGTATCTACACTTTCTCCATCATAGTCATTTTAACACGGCAAGGTGTCACTTTCATGAACAAAGAGTGAACTGTGTGGCTTTCATCAAATGCTTTTCGGTTATGTTTGAATTATACACTAAAATTAGACATACGTCAACCCCAAAATCACACTCTCGCGCTCTGGACTCTGAGGCTTTTTGTGCCGTCCGGGTTTCTGTGCATCTCATCGTTTCGGATTCTTTGGAGACGTGCTTCGGCGACATCGATGTTCCATCCGCAGCGCTCGCACACGAAGTCATCGCAGCCGCCTTCCGCCTCTTCCTTGTCTCGTTTCAAGATGCACTTTCCGGCAGTGAATTCCCGGATGCTTTCTTTCCCATATATGATCTCGGTGTCCTCGCCGGACTCCCACCGGAGTTTGATGTTTCCGTTTGGAAGGACCTCTTTCACGTATCCGATCTTCCCGGAAGGAAACCCAAAGACCTTGATTGCTACCACTTTGGTGCCTTTTTTGTACACCATTCTCAATGTATCGAGTGTGGCTTTGTCAAGGCGTCCGACGACCGGATCTCGGCTGGTCTCTGTTTCGGTCATGTTTCGCCGCCCTTCGCTTGCAGATCCATCTCCACAACCGTCATGACAGCATAGTTGGCAAGATCAATCAGGGTGTCCCTGACGCTTTCGTCATTGACTTGCTGACGCCCCTTGATCAGAGCCTTGTATCGATTGAGCTTGTCGCCCATCCGGATTGCCGCCATAACCGGGCCAAACTCCTCATAGCTCTTGCCGAAAGAATCTCCGTAATCAGAATTCTTTCTGCTGTAAAGCTCATTCAGTTCCTTGCAGACCTTAGCATGCTGCTCAACTTTGGTCATCTTGTTTTCCTCCATCGGTTTTATTTTCGCGAACAAAAATCTCTTCGCAGTCGTTTTTCATGACGTCCAGGACCATTCTGAAGGATTCCAGTTCATCTTCACCGGCTGCAAATATGGACCAGCCCCGATACATGACTTTGAAGATGTAGCCGTTCTCTTTTCTCGGGACGCTTTTCCTCGGAACATCCCAACCGTCTTTTTGGATGACGGCCCCCATTTTGACGATTTCCCTCTTCAGACGCTTGGCAATCTTTCGCCTCATCTGTCCGTCCTCCTCAATTCAGATAAATCGTCGGGTCCTGCTCGCCCGTGTAGATCGCCTCGGCAATCTTTTCATTTAAATGCTGGGAAAGCTCAGCCGGTGTGTAGTTCCATTTGTCTGCACCCAAAGACAAAAGGAACGCTCTGACGGAGCCTGCCCATCCCAAGCCGAGACTTGACATATACCGACTGACAAAAGCCTCGCTTTCTTCCAAATTCAGGCGGGTGATTTCGTGCTTGACCGCAAAGCGGCGAACAAGAGCATCATCCAATGAGTCCGGGCGGTTTGTCGCGGCGACCAGAACAACATGATTCGGGAGTCTGTCCATGTTCTGCAAAATCGTAATGAGCACGCGCTTTATCTCTCCGGATACACCGCCGTCATCCCGTCTTTTGGAGCCGATCTGATCAATCTCGTCCAGGACGAGGACACACGGCTGCGAGTTGGCGAACTCGAAGACATTCTCCAAGTTCTGACCCGTCTTGCCCATGTAGGAGTCGATCAGTTGTGTGATGCTCACATAGAAGAACGGAAGCCCAAGCAAGATTGCAGCGTACTGCGCGAAGGTAGTCTTACCGGTTCCGGATTCTCCGTGCAGGAGAACCGCGTTGGTGTATCTGATCCCAAGCTCAGCGAGCTTCCCGGACACCTGATACATCTTCTTGATGTGTTCGATGACCGTTTTCTCGCGCGGCGAAAGGTAATACCTGTCCGCATGAAATCCGAACGGCGAACTGCTGGTCCGAATAACCCCCTTCAGGTTATACGGGATCTCCGGTCCAGCCTTATCCTGATCATCCATCTTCTGCAAAATATTTTCGCAGAACTGGGCGTCTTTTGCCGTGCTGTTAGTCCGGAGAATTACCTGAGCATAGGCCCTTGTTTTGGGAAGGTCGTTCGCCGAAATCGCGCGAAACAGATTCCGGTAATTCTCATTCATTCTTTTCTGATTCCTCCCGGATGGAAGAAAACATTTTGGAGAGATCCACGTGTTTTCCTGTCTTGGTTACGCCGTCCGTCTCAAAATAGCAGAACGTCTCTCCATCGGAATTGATGCCGGAGTATGTTTTGCATCCGTCATTGTTCTTGATCTGCGTGACAATATACTTTGCGTCACCTTCCGCAATGACCTCATCTCCGACCCGGATCTGTTTGTCGTACTCCTGAAGCTTTGCCAGAGCCTCGCTCGGAGTATACCGTTTGAAAACCTCATAGTCACATTCGACGTCGAACAGTTCTCTCAGGTCCTTTGTCGGAATGGTGCCGCCGTCTTCCTCCGGCGTCACGATGATCGTGGCAATATCCCACGCCGCCAGAGCGCCTTCGACGTTTCCGTCCCGGGTGCCTTTCTGATAGGCTGTCTGCTTCAGCTTTTTGGCCCATTCGCCGTTTTCATTGAGCAATTGGATTTCTGCCTCAGCTTTGCCGCTTTCATATCCTTTCTGGTAGGCGATTTCTTCCGCGTTGGCGATACACTCCGCTTTCTGAATTGCCGCGTCCAAACGGCACTTGAAAGCTCCGAACACGGCTCTGACATTCTTGTATTCTTCTTTCAACTTATCAATATCCGTCATCGTGTCGTTCCTCCTGACAGTCCGTCATAGTGCATGCGGACAAGCCGCATCATCAGTTCATTGGCCTTATCCGTGTCCGGTCGCTTTGGAAGCGTCGTCTCCTCCACCGCCTTTTCAAACCGCGCCGTGTAATCCGCCAGAAGCTCGTCGAACTCAGCAGTCGGCGTGGTCTTGTCTTCTTTCAGGTACTTCCCGTTGCGGATGTCCATGAGAAGGTCGTGCTCCGCCTCGCGATATGTGACGATCTTGTGGGATTCCAAGATGTCAATGCCCATCATGTACAGACGCAGCAGATGCATCATGTGCTTTGCCAGTTTGCTGTGCTCCACGGCCTTGCGGTTGCGGGAACTGGACTTGTAGTCCAAGTGGACATTGTTGATCTCGTTGGTTATGCTGGCAAACTTGTCAATCGGCATGGACTCATTGATGGTCAGAACCGGCACGCCGTCCACCTCGTCGATTCGGATGTTTTGCAGGCCTTCCCTTTTGCGGATAGAGCTCAGCGTTTTGGAAATTGACCTGACCTCGTTCGAGACCACCTGATCGTTTGCCCGTCCGGACTTGTTCATCAGGCGGTTCAACTGCGACTTGGCATAGTTTCCGAAGGTGTAAGCCGCGTGCTTGGACAGAAAGATTTCCGCGTTGTCCACCAACATCTGGCCTTCTTCGGTTTTGTACAGGTAGTGCTCCGGCCTCAGCCCGAGAATTTCAATCACGTTCGGATTGCACTGCAAAAGCAGATGCATCATTTTCTTCAGGCTGTAGATTGTGATATCCGTTCCCGATGGGCAGTACTGCTCCGATACAGGACGGCATCCGATAAACTCATCCAGAGGATTCATGTAGATCCCGCGAATATCCACGTCCGAGGTCGGGAGATTGGTCCCGTAAGCGATGCTTCCGCCATATCCGATCAGTATTGGCTCGCATCGATAGAACATTTCCCTTGTCTGCTCTTCCGTCATGTCCCGGATCACCGGGACCTCTTTTCCTTTCTTCGTAGCTATCACCTCACAAATCTCCAAGTATCTTTTTTCTCAATTCCATGCCCTCTTCCGTCAGGACGTTTATCAGCATCGGATTCTCAATTCCGGCCTCATAAGCCCATTTGAAGAAAAGCTTTCCGCCGCCCCTTGAACCGCCGCACAAGAGCATCGTATCCGGATTCTTTGGAAGAGCCAGACCGGCTGCTTGGCAGGCTCTTTCCAGATATTGCCTTTGCCGCTCCGTCAGCCAGTTTACAGGTCGTCTATGCTGAATACGATTCCGATACAAAACAGTTCTCCGTCTTCGTAGATGTTGAAGGTCTCGTGCGGGATGTCCGTCTTGTAAGACCAAGACGCCCCAGATTCCGGATCACACCAAATCGCAGTAATCAATTTGGCTTCCTTCTTTGCGGCTTGGTAGAACTCGCACCTGTCGTTTCCGCAATCCGGACCGTTCCAAACGCGGTCTTTGGTGACAGAGAACCCGCCGCCATCGTAGCAGGACACCTCGTCATCGATTGCCCCTTCCAGTTCCGCGCAGTCATCCGAGTACCCGTAGACGATCACAAGTCCGCTGGCCTTCGCCGCAGCTTTGTCGTCCGAATCTACCTCCATGCCGTATTCCCGACCATTGAGGATTTCCGCCATCTCTTTTGCGGTCATATCAGTTCTCCTTCCATCATGGGAGCTCCGCAGTTGGAGCAAAACTTTCTCGGCGTAGGATCTCCATCTTCGGCAGCAACAACCGGAAAGTTGAATCCGCATTCCGAACACCGAAGGTGTGGAGTCCATCCGTCTGTGTTATAGATCCATGTTCCCTGCTTTCTGTTCGCCAGTTCGTCAATCTTGTTCGCGCCGTTCGTCGCATACAGATGGATGCAGTTGCTCATTTTGTCGACCTGATCCACCGCTCCTTCTGTATACGGGAACATATTCGCCAGCCATCTAAGCGACTTTGCTTCCGGAATTTCCATCACTCACCCCTCGGCTCATCCAAGAAGGTCGCGGCTCCATCCGCCATATTCAAGTAGAAGGCCAGAGGGCTTTGGGCGTAGACCTTGCCAGCATTGTTCTTGTCGGCTTCGGTAAAGCTGCCCATGTGAAACCGGATCGCCTGAGCCTCTTCGTCCGTCAGATTCATATAGTTCCGGATCAAATAAACGCTCTTCTCTCCGTGACCATAGATGAATTGCTCGCGGATCGTGTAGGTGGGAACACTCTCCCAGATGAACTCTCCCCTGTTATCGCTCTTTCTCTCTTTCGGAAGTGCGTTGCGGACAACCTCCTGGTCGTAGTTTTTCTGGTTTTTCCAATCCATCTCATAGAAGTCGGTCTTACACAGGTCGTGCAGCAGCGCAACAATCGCGATTGTCTCTTCGCTGTAAGGATTGTTTTTGCCGTACTCACAGTCAAGGAACATCTTGAGTCGGTTGTACACGTTGATGCTGTGCTGGCACAATCCGCCCGGTTCGCAAAGATGGTACTTGCTGCTGGCCGGAGCACTGAAAAAGTCCGTCTCGTTTTCCAGCCAGTCATACAGCGCCATAGCCCCATCTCTTTCGATGTGATCATAGATCATGCTGAATTCGTCTTTCGCTTTCTGGATGTCTACCGCCATCTTGTCTCTCCTTTTCTGATTAATTGGTGCTTCCGCCGAGATTCGAACTCGGAAACAGACGGGTTTGAGCCGCCCCTGTCTACCGGTTGCAGCACGGAAGCGCGTGGTGTGCCCGGAGAGATTTGAACTCTCAATCCTTTTGGCGTCCGATCTTAAATCGGATGTGAATACCAGTTCCACCACAGGCACATATATGACAGTTCTGGATTGTGCACCATCCAGAACTGTTTGCCGGTCAGACCGTTCAAAACTGACCGGCGCTTGCAGGCAGAAGGCGTTTCTGATTACTCACAGGCCCCTATCACGCCCTGTTCATCTTCTGTAAGGATTTTTGGGAGGACCCGCTTTCTGTCTTTACGTGTCCGCGTCATGCCTGCGGTTCGCGGTGCTTTAAGTTATTACGTTTATTATTTCTCCACCCCGACGATGAAAGGACAAAAGGTCGTCAAGGGCGCACCCTCCGGTTTTTCTTACTCTTCGTTTTCTCCACGCAGCTTGTCTGCGCACTTGTTGCAGACGAACACATTCTGGTGCCTGATCATAAACGCAGCGTTGATATCCTCGTCGTCAGCAAACCTGTGTCCGCAGTTGAAGCATTTGCAGAGCTTCTTCATCTTGCCGTCTCCGCCGAACACTTCTTTACGCTGTTTTACAAACTCACCGTACTTTCCCCAATACTGTATGAAAGAAATCTTGTAGGTCTTCGTAACTGTTTTACTGATCTCCATTTTCATAGCACACCTAAATGACTTTATCCTGCAGGATCTCGGCATTTGTCTCATCGAACACTACAACCGTGTGCGGGTATACATCGGTAGTGGTAGTTTTCCACCCGCACTCGCATTGGTATACGTACTGTGGAGGATATGTCGTCAGGAATTGAGAATACTTATCGATTCTCTTTCCGCACTTGTCGCAGTATAAGTTGACCTGATACTGCTCAATAACCTTAGCCTTCTTTACCACCGGTGAACCTCTCCCATCTTGCAGCGATGTCCCTCAGATCCCGCGTCAGGAACTTCTTGGCCGTCTTCTGCATTTCTACCGGGACCGGGTAAACCGCCTCAGCAATACCACCGGCAATAGCAGCAATCGTATCGCTGTCGCCCCCAATAGAGATGCAATTTCTAATGACATCCTCAAAGTCAGTTCCTTCAAACAGGCAAGTGAAAGCCTGCGGCATGGTAACCTGGCAGATTTCTTTTCCATGCTGGCCCTGCGTCTCCTCTCGAAGCTCATTGACGGTTTTGTCAAGCTTGTAGTAGTGGTCGTTGATATAGCTCTCGACCTGACTCAGCGTGCTGCCGGTCTTGAGCATCACCTTTGCGACCGCCGCAGCCTCCGCGCCCTTCATTCCTTCCGGATGATTGTGCGTGATCTCCGTCACAGCGGCAGACAGTTTCTTGGCTTCCTCGACGGACTCCGCAATATCTCCAACGGCAGAAATGCGCATCGCGCTGCCGTTTCCGCAGGAATTGTACGGAATCCAGATCTCCGAGAACATCCATCTTGCGAATCGTCCGCCGTACCCGGCACGAGGATAGCGCCTGCCGATCTCGTGCATTGTCCGCGCGGTCACGTTCGGGAGATCCTTGTAGTTGTTCTTTCTGCTGCGCATCAGGCTTTCAGCCACCGCCAGAGTCATCACGGTGTCATCTGTAAACCGGCATTCCTCCGTGAAGAACTCGAACTTCTTTGTATTTGTGTTGTGGAACTCGAAACGAGATCCAACGATATCTCCGATAATTGCTCCAATCACAGTTTAAATCAGTCCCCTTCCCTTTCAAATTCTTGCCTTTACTCCATCGATCCACGTCTCCGTGTTATCGATAATCGCCTGAATCTCCGGAAGATTCTCGCCAGTAACCACAAGCCCCTTCAGGCTCGCAATCCGCTTTTCCAGTTCCTCGACCAGATCCGCCGCGCTCAGATCTTCGTGAACCTCGCAGAACCGGTCATCATAACTGGACCATCCGTCGTACCAGTACCCCTCGCCGTCGAACTGCCGGTGAACGAAGTCACCCTTGATCTCCTTCCGAAACTTCGGGTTCGGCGGTGAATAAATCATCGTGCCGTGAAATGCCCAGATTCCATCCGCTTTGATCATACCTTTACCTCCTCCAATCCAGCGGCGGATACTCGGCCAGATCGATTTCTCGCTGGCTTTTGCCACCCCATTCGTCCTCGTCTTCTTCCTCTTCATCGTCAATCGGCTTATCCTCCGGGCCCGTGAATTCAAGGCAATCCCACTCGTTTTCCTCCGTGAAAAGATTCTCGTGGCTTTCCAAGTAATCCATGACCATCTTCGTCAGGACCGCCAAGCTGCTCTTGTAAGTATCGTGCCACTGCACCTTCCACATGGCCTTGATTGCTCCGGCAAGCTCTGTTCCCGGATAAGTCTCGGCAACAAATCTCGCTGCCGGATTGACATACTCAGTGTCCCAGTCTCCGCCGACCATTTCGCCGTAGCTGAAATACCGGAAGACGATGATTCCGACCGCTTTCAGCAGTTCACCGGCCTTTGTTTCGGCTGGCTCTTCCATCGGCGGCACATCCTCAGAGTGGTACTTGTCCCAAAACCGGTCATCAAGCCCGCTCTTGATTTCTGTCGGTGTCCAGATCATCGTATCCCCCTCCGTTCATCATCTTTTGAACGCTTCAAAGCATCTTCCCAGCAGAAGAAAAGCGGCTTTCGCCGTCATGCATACCAGCTTCGATACATCTTCTCGCCGTTGTAGTGGTGAGCGTCCTCGTAGCTCGAAATCTCAATCAGATCGCCCTCTGGCCTGTTGTCTTGATAGTAGTTCTTGACCTTCCGGCGAATCGGCTTCGCCTTCTCATCCGCCACAATTGTTCCCGGCATCGGGAGCTTGAAAGAGATGTCCTCAGACATTCCGCTTACCGCGTGGACCTTGTTGACCGGAAGACGGCACGGCTTGACCGTCACCATCGAAGCGCCGTTCAAGGCCACAACCTGATACAGGCTGATGTTCGTCTGTTCATAGCCCCAAGAAGAAGCCAGAATGTCGCCGACCTTGAATGAATGATTTGCAGCTTTCGCCATTGTCAATCTCCTTCCTCCCGCCGCAGCGGGAACAACCCGTTAGCTCCCCTCTCAGCATCTACAGTATACCAAAAAGCATCCGGATTTTCAATTGACAATATGTACAAATATTAGTGCCTAAAACTATATAAAATTTACAGTATGACGGGGCTTATATATGCCTGATCATGTGCATCTGCTGGAAGCCTTGGTTGTTCATGTTGCGGTACCAGATCATGCTCTTCCAGTATTTCCACTCGCTGATCTCCGGATACTGGAAGGCGGTCCACATTCGCCGCATCTCGTTTTCCGGTATCTGCCTGTATCTCTTGGCATTGTTTTTCAGGCAAAGGTCCAGATCCGCCTGTATCACGATGAGGTGATGGTCAAAGTCCGGGAAGAATTCGATCAGTTGGTTTCGTCCAGAGAAGGACGGACAGTTTGTGTCAAGGATTGTATCGACTTTCTCCTGCTCGGCAATATGCAAGGCCCGATAAACTGCCATCCAGACATCAAACTCATTGCTGTGGTTTCGCTCGTCTCCGTTGAACAGTTCGTAGAACTGATCCGGATTGAGGTATCTGAGTTCCCTCGTTTCGCAAAATCGCTTTGCGAACGTCGTTTTCCCGCTGCCGCTCATGCCGCACATGACAAAGAGTTTCGGTTTATCGGCCATCACACTTCCCGCCTTTGATCTTCCGCAATCTCTATCAGCCGCTTGTCGATAACGGCCTCAATTTCTTCTGGCGTTCCAAGGGCCTTGTATCTCATCAGGAGGTCTTCGTATTCTTCTCCGTCGCTGAAATAGATTCTGCTGTTGTCTTCCTGTACCAGTTCCAGCTCAATGTCCGTGATGAGTCCGTCACCGGTGCCAACAACCTCGATATCCGGGTCCGCTATCAGCATGTCGCGAAATCTGAAAGAGATTTCTCTCGGTCTGCCGGTTGCTCCGCCGAACTCGTTCTTTTTCAACAATGCAATCAGTTCTGTCGTTGTCATGGTCCGAAAACCTCCTCGCTGCTTCTCTCTACCAGTTCCAACCCATCCACGGCGTATCCGCCTGTGAAACCTTCCAGAAGTACAACTTCCTCTCCGCAGGTGGTCCACGGCCACGACCGAACTTTCCAGACCTTCCCGGCGTGCTGTTCGCCTTCAAAGTACTTGTCGGTCATGCGTACCTTGTCTCCAGGCCTCAGTCCAGTCATCCGCCGTTCCTCGCTTCCAGAACAACATTGCAGGAATGTGTCAGATAAGTCGTTCCGTTTATCCGGACTTGAAGCTGATCTCCGTCATCAAAGTCTCTCCACGTCTCCACAGTTCCTTCCACAACCTTGCCGTCCGGGAGCCTGATCATGGCGTAGTCGAATTCGTAGGTCGTGTCAAACCACTGTCTGTTACTGCCGCACCCGACAAGAAAAACAGACACAATCAGCACAAAAAGTACCATCGCAAACTTCTTCATGCTCCGTCTCCTCCATCTGTTCTTTTTGATTCTCAAGATTTCGTTATGCACAAAATCGGACAAAGGCGGTTTCCGCAGGCAGCGCATCCAGCCATAGAGCACGCGTGCGGCCTCGTTTTAAGGTAGAATCCATCTCCGACAGGGTCGTTTCCGCCTGCCGCCTCAAAGACGGTTCCTACCTCGTACAGTCCGTCCTTTCCGACATACACCCAGCTATTGGTCTCTGACGTTTCCTGCTTCTCCATGCTCAAGTTACTCCTTCGGCGGCTCCGGCGTGTTCTGCCAATGGGTCGCGCTCTTTCCAGCAGATCCGTTGAATTTCTTGAAATTCGGCGCATAAGTGGCAGAAACGACTTTGCCCTGATTGGTGACGATCAGATAGGTTCCCTGTTTTTCCGGAAGGTCATCAGGATCGCTCCTCAGATCGTGCCACCGCCGCTTTTCTTCCACGTCCGCAGGAGGTAACCTGTCAATCACAGCGCACGCCGTAGGACCGGCGTAGCTATGGAAAGCGAACGCTGCCGACAGAGCGCTCTTTGCCTCGTCTTTAGAAACAAACTCTTTCATCACTTGTCATCCGTCTTTTTGTCGCGCGTCTGATTGACCATCCTGACCGTTTCAAAGGCCAGCTTGAACAGAAACCATGCAACCCACACGCAAAACACAATGAATATTGGCGAAAGCGGTTCGGTTTCCTGGAGCAAACTTGCACCGAACGACTTTGCAATGCCCAAGATAATGCTCAGAAGCACCGCAAGTACAACAATACCGCCAACGATCTCCTGCTTGTTTTCATTGATCCATTTCTTCACGTTCTTTTCCCCTTTCCGTTCTATTCAAATCTTGTCTTCTTGGTGACCCCATTCTTCATTGATAATCTCCTCGGCCACGATCACGTCAGTCAGGAAGTCAGTTGGAAGGGCAATTCCCGCCTGAATGCAAACCGCGTACTGTACTTTCGCGATGGTCTGAATGCTGCTGCCCTGTTCCGTCATGGTCTTTGTCAGAACCTTCAGAAGATTTGCAACACCTCCGTGACTCTGCGGAGTTCTCTTTCTTACGCTCAGCGCAGCGCCAGCCGCTTCGAGCGCTTTCTGTTCCTGTTCCAAGTGTTTCCTCCTTCGCTCGCCGAAGTATTTGATGTAATCGTCTCTCAGACTGTTGTAGTTTGTCATCTGGATCATCCCGGCTTTCAGGTCGCCGTCAAATCGGTCCCGAACATAACCAAGGAATATTTTGTCGCCGTTGTCATTGAAGTACAGCCACGCTTTACGGAACAGACTGCCTTTTTTCCAAAGTCCAGACCTTCCGTCTACTCCAGGGAGAAAATCAAACCGTGTGTGGTATCCCGCATTGTAGTAGAAGCCCTCCAACGGGTCTGGCGGATACTTTTCCCCTTTGATGCGGATCTTTGGAGCATCCTCGTAAACTTCTCTGCACGCCCGATATACCGCATTGTTCACAAGTTCTTCCAGCATCTTTTAATTCTCTCCAAATTTGAACTCCGGGCGTAGTACACGGAGGCGTCCTGTGTAAAACGTCCTCCCAACATCCGGGAACTCTCTCTTCACAAGCTCAATAAGCTCTTCCTGAGCAATTTTTTCCGCAATCATCCTTGTGATGTGCTGCCTTGCATAGTTTTCTGCACTGTCCTTAAAAACTTTTGCTTGATCCTCAGTCACAACGACGGTGCCGCCAAGCACGAACGCTTGGCTTTCTTTTTCTTGAATAACACCAACCGGCACATAGCTTCCATCAGCCTTTGGGAGCCGCGTAACACTGAATTCTGCACCGCACCTTTGGCACACACCGTCCTCCCCAATAAGGCCGTTGCAATAGTCACATCTGTGTTCCTTGGAGAGTTCAAAGATCGGCTCATACAATTCGTATTGTTTTCCATCTATGGAATCTGGATACACACAGTCGAAGCACCGACCATCCCAGCCTCTTTCACCGTTATGAATGCATGTCCGACATTTGCTTTTTCTTTTATCCATGCTTTTGCTCACTTTGGGTCTCCCCATTTTTCCTGTCTGGTCCAGTGACGCCCTCCATGGTTTCTGCGGTGCTCCACCTCAGCATCGTTGACTTCATCCTTGAAGTATTTGTGTAGCAGGAGCATCGGCATATCGCTTTCATGCCCATAATCCCACATCATGAACTCGCACCAGTTTGGGCCCGTGTAATTCGGATCAGAAAGTTCTTTGTCATCCAGTGACCAAGACGGTGCCTCACACAGATCGCCGAAATTCCAGTGATCTCTGATCACCCACTCTCTTTCGGGATAATCGCTGCGAATCTCGACAAAAACGTCGGATACGTAAACTCTCTTAGCCAGACGCACCAGCCACTTGAGAAACTCTTTCTTCGTCTCTTCAAATACTCGGTCCCTGAGATCCGCTTCCAAAACAAGAAAGTACTGCGTCTGGATCTGAAGCGATCCTCTTCTCGTTCGGCTATCATAATCTCCTAAATACCCGATCAGGTTGTTCGTGTGCATGCCGAACTCATCACTGCTGCATGACATGTCATGCCCTGCTCTCTGGATAACATGAATATGCATGTCTTTTTCTGATCCGGTGACTCTCGGAAGGTGCTCAAGGACAGTATCCAGAATATACCGCTTCTCGGCCTGTGTGCGGCCCATCGGTTCAACCGTGATCATGCCTCGGATATAGGTCCAAAAACTCATTTGTTATCCCCTCACAGCCACTTTTCAACGAAATCTCGGTCTTGTGAGAACACCGGGATCTCGCAGTCCACCGTCCAGATGCGGCGTGTCACCTCAATATTATGTCCAGGAGTCATGCGGTCAGGCATCTCCACTGTCGTATTCACACGATAGCACGCCGCTCCGCGTTTGAAGTCTGTCGGATAGTCGTTCCAGTTGATTCCCTTCTTTGTGAAGAGCATGTCTTGGATCTCGTTGCAGCTTTTCCCGTGCAGTTCGGAGTGCGAGAAGTTTGCCTGCCCCGCAGCTTCAATGCTGTTCCGAGTGGCGTCCTGCTGCCGCCAGATCAGGCAGTTGCACACCTCATCTTCCGGGACCGAGAAGCATCTGGAATCGAACAAGGCCTTGTTATACTTTGAAGCCAGAAGCATTGCCCGTCTCACAAGACCGTCTTCCGGATTCAGCACCCCGGATTCATCCTTTTTCCCTTCCAAAAAAGCCGCTGCCTTGACATAATTACTTTTTTCTCGGAAGATCCGGTTGAACTCCAATGTCGCGATTGACGCGGACACGCTTGCCATTTTCTGGATGTTATAGCCAAACCACGCATCCGTCTTGATGGTCTTATAGTCTGTCAGCACCAGCGTTATCTCATCCGACTGGGTGTACCCGAACACGCAGCCCTGAATTTCTTTGCACAGGCTCAGCATCGTTTCCTGCATCACAGTCATCAAGAACCGGTCAAAAGGCTTCTGCATTCCTTTCGTGAAGGAATGGAACGCTTTTCCGTCAAGCTAAAGGCGAACAATAACCGGAACGCGGCGCGTGAGATAGTATCTCTGTACGTTTTCGTACCCTTTCATCCTATCGCCCAGCGAATCGAATTTGTTCACCTGATCACCCCCTTATCAAAAATATCTTTAATCATATGATGATTTCTTTCTCTACAATCCGAATGGACAGTTCCGGCGTGATATACTCACTTCCGACGCTTGCGGCATCTCTGCACCACTTTGCCACGCGGTCCGACTCTTCGCGGTCGATTCCGGCAGTCCGGCAGAAGTTGAAGATCGAATAATACTGCCAGACCTTCACCTCGGATTTATACCGTCCGATCCGCATGGAGGCGAATTTTTCCTTGATCGTCTCCGGTTGTTTTCTTGCCATCTGTTTTCCTCTCAGCTCGCATTTTCTCTTCCGACCTCGTGGACCACGGCGTCAACCCTGTCCGAATCGCCCATCACAAATACCGGCTCTAACCACCGCAGCTCCAGCACCGTTCTTCCCGGGCCCGTCCAGTAGTGGTGCCAGTGCGCTCGCCTGACGTGTGGGCGCTTTGGTGTCCATGACCTCTCGTCACTGCGCTGCTCCGGTTCTCCTCTCTGCGCATACATCGCCTCGAAGCGTTTCCCGATTCTGAAGCCAACCTCTGACATGCTGACCGCAACCGGCTTTTCTTTCCCGTTGACCATCACTTTCGGCTTCTTGTTTTTCGAGATCTTTACATCTCGGACTTCTGCATTGGACGCACAAAAGTACTGACATGCATTCAGAGCGAGGCGGTACACCGGCCTCCATTCCATCCGAGCTTCTTCCAGACTCCCCGTATAGAGAATCTTATCCCCGTCACGAAGCGCAGTCTCGTAGCAATCTCCATCCTTCAGGGATGTGATCCCGGTTGCAACGATTCTCTTTCCTCTCGCAGACGTTCCAACAAGCGCAATGCTGATATAAACATCTGTTTCGGCCTCAATGCCGACAGTCACCAGCAGGCATTCCACGCTGCTGAAAACCTGCGGGAACAGATCGATTATTTTCTTGTCATCGTCAAACGTCAGAGCAAAGCTCCTGAAAGGCAACCTCCTGATAATGCTCACGGAGATTGGTGCATCTTCTGTTTCGGCCAGATACCGGGCAAATGTGCTGTTCATCGAATAGATCTTCTTGAACTTGCACCAGTGATACGCGATGTACATGGACTGCACATGATTTCCAACCTCAGTCTGGTCGGCCTTTTCTCCGCCAGACGCGCTCACGTACTTCTCAATCCATGTCGTCACTTTTTCAATAAACGGCCACGGATATTCGTCCTGCAATTCGTCCGGCAGGTTCCATCTCATCGCGTCCGTTTTGCAGTCCGTAGCGAATCGGACGATGTCCTGGATCTTGTTTTGCATCAAGCCACCCTCTCATACACGGCGATCTCTGTGATCCTGACATTGCTCTTTGTCCCGAACGCGCTTCGGCGGCTTCTCTGTTCAATCACTCGGTCTGTGACATCCTTTTTGGCGGTCTCGGCGCTCTTGGCCTTCACAAACCGATCGAACTCAGCTTTGCTTTCCTTCGACCTTTTCTCGCCATCTGCCACATAGCTGACTGTCCAAGCGACCGTACCCTTCACGAAGAATTCCTTCATCAAAGCACCTCCTCAGTACCGGTTTCTGGCCTCACGAGCCAGATTCTTTACCGCGTTCGCAATTCCCTCTTCAATCGTCTTCACGTCGCAGAACAGTTCGTCATCTCCGACGAACGAATACGCACGAAACAGACCGTTCGGGTCCTCCCCGACAATCTCCAGCGACTCCTGCCGCTCAATCGCTTTCAGTGTGAACTTTCTGGTTTCGCCGAGATAGTCCAGATACCCCCAGCCGATTGTGACCTCGTCCTTGTTGATTGCCGCAACCTTCCACTTCCAGTTCTTGTCCTGTTCGTCTGCCGCCTTTACCGCAGCGCGAACCGCATCCTTGTACTCGCGAAAGTCAATCACATGAAGCTCCTTTCAAGCATCCGTCAAATGCTTTTCAGCACTCGACGGTCAAAAAGAAAAGCCACCCGCCAGCATGATAATTTTACCATATCAGGCCGCTGTTTGCAATTGACAATCTGTACAATTTTTAGTGTATATTCTTGTGCATTTTTATCGGTGTGTAGAATCTTTTCCGGACCGTTCTTCCACGATGCTTGCGGCCTCGTTCGGTGTGAGAAATCCGATGAATTCTTGGCCGTGCTGCTCGGCTATCTGGATTGCCTCGCGTCTGTTTGTCACCGGAGTTGTATAGATGTTTAGGTCACTGTCAAGAAAGTATGCTGTCTTCATCAATCCGCACTCAATCAAGTGTCTGATCCTCCTTCCCATTCGTATCTCGTCCAATACGTCAAGTTTCCTTCCTGATCCCACTCAAACCGTTCGACTTCGCGATCAAGACTATAGTTGTCTCCATCCAGAGGCCTCAGGTTTTTTCCGTCCCACGCGCAATATCCGAAAAGCATGCCGTTCCGGATCTCTTCTTCATCCAGTTCCGGGTTCATCCTCTCCGGATAGAATGTGCGTTCCGTGATAACCGGCACCGGAGTATCGCCAAGAATCTCCATCAGTTTCATTCGGACTTGCCTTCCTTAGCTCTGTCGTAAACGCCAGCAACCGAAGCAGCCATTAACGTTCTGACACATTCGTCATGCGCGTCTATTTCCGCCCATTCATCGAATGAGAAGAATGGAAAATGCCTTTCCTTGATTCTGAAATGTCTGGCCTTTTCCACTTGGTCAAATGTGATGGGCTTCTTGCACAGGTCACAGATCGTTTGCTTGCTCATTGCTGTCCTCCTCTTTGGCTTTTCTTTCCGCCTCCATCTCGAAGTAAAATCTGATCGGCTTTTCATTTTCGATGATATTGCCATAGATGACACCGATTTTGTAGATGTAGTCGTTTCTGAGCTTTCTCGGGATCTCCGCAATCCACCGGCGAAACATCTCCAGACTGTTTGCCCTCTTGTAGTGATTGCAGCTCCGGCAGGACGGCATCAGATTTCCGATGTCATCGACGCTGTCCATTCCCGGGACGTTTCCGGACGTGAAGACGAACTCCATGTCTTTTGGAATGAAGTGATCTACCTGCATGTCCTTGTAGGCAATCTCCCTTCCGCAGTAGGCGCAGCGCCCGTTGTATTTTTTATAAACCTGTTCTCTGGTTTTCTTGCTGATGCTCATAGCGCTTCTCCTTCATGGGTTCCATTTGACGGTTCCGAACGGGTTTTCCTTTGTCTTTGGCTCTCCCTTATTGCGGTCATACAGATCTTGGAGATTCGCTATGATGGAAGGAATCACCTCTACTACCTTCTGCCTGTCATTTGCCGAAAAAACGGTCTGCCACTTCGGCCTGCCGTCTCCAAGCGGCTTGTAGTATACTGCCAGATAATACCGGTCCGGCTTTGCTGTCGGATAGTGTTCCATGTCAATCTTCACTTGTCCGCAGACAGACGCGTTGTTTTTCAGTTCTTTGATCCTCTGCTCCAGTTCCTTCTTCTGCCGGATCAGGTCGTCCAGTTCGTTCATGTTTCTTCCCTCCGTGGCAAATCGCACCCTCTTGTGATATCTGCCGCTAAATCATAGTAGGCAGTCTCGTCGTATGGTCCTTCCGTGTCTCCGCGTATCGCCCACAGGTCGTGAACAAACATTCCCATAGCCGTGATCAGCTTCGATACCGCATAGTCGCTCATGCTTGATCCTCCTTTGGCTTGAACAGACATTTCTTTGGAAACGAACGGATGAAGCCATTCTTCTTGGCGCACCAATAATTGCTTACCGTCCGTGCACCAAGCTTGTCTTTGTTGCCGTGGTGCTTCACAAAGAATTTGCACCCGGCGCAGTCTCGGATATTCATGTTTTCTCCTTCGGTTCCAACCGTCTTCCGCAATTTCTGCACTTCTGGAATTCCTTGAATTCCTTCCTGTACGGTATTACCGTCGTGAACTTCATGGGTTCATGGAATCCGAGAAGGCACTTTATTCTCTTGAACAAGCTGACATGTTCTACCAAACGATCACCACCCCATAAACATAATTTGACTCTTGCCCCAGTCGAAGGTTTTATAGATCCGGACAAGTTCAAAGTATTCGTGCTCATACAGCCATGAACTGACGATGTTCTCACTGGACATGTCCATATTGGCCGGATCGTACTTCCACCATCTCAGGTAGCTCTCCGCATGGTCCCGCATCCGTAGTTCCTGACTTCGGTCATCGAAAGGATCAACGGATTTTTCTCTCAGCAGGTCTTCATAGATCTCCACAACATACTGTCGGCACCAGTCTATTGCGCATTTCAGGCCATCGGGGTCTATGATAATCGCGCCATAGTCCGCATACTTTTTGTTGAGCTCATCGGAAGTGAACAGGCTGTCACCATGTTCGTACATATTATCGGCATTCGGATAGTACTTCCCAAACTCGAAGAGCTTTTTCCCGATATCGTACAGCCGGACATAGCTGTCTTCATCTTCGCTTCCGTCTGACACGCTGTCCGGAGCCTCGGTCTTCATAAGCGTGACAAGCTCTTCTTTCGTTTTGCACTTTCTGATCTTACCGACCAATTCTTTGTCTACTGCGTACAGGTAGTGTCTGTAGCCCATCACTCGCCCTCCTCTTCCTGTTCTTCGGATTTGCACCGCCTGTATTCCAACGCTATATCACAGCATACGCAGCTCGGGAAATGTCTCCTAAACGGGCAATGCGGGTCACACAATGCAAGCCATTTTTCACTTTCTTTCATACGGCCTCCCGTGCTTGTCGCAATCGCGCCACTCTTTCCCATCCCAACAGCGATAGCCGCAAGCCGTAGGATAAGGGTAAAATTCAATAACTTCGTAGTAATGAAACATTTCAGCCCTCCTCTGCCGGTATAATTGTTCGGCACTTCCCGATTTCCTCTTTGACCTCTTTCACCAGTTGCGTATACACCGCTACAAAATCTTCCGGAAGCGCAAGCGACGAAATTGTTTTTATTCCATCGTCAAGGCGTGCGAAGAACTCACTTTCGTCGATCATCCGCCCATGCGGTGGGACGGGGACGGCTTTTTCTTTCAGAGGCACCCATGTGAGATCATCATTTCTGTGAATCTCAACTGTCCCGCCAGGTCCAATAGAAATCAAGGTTGTTTCCTTCGGCATCTCCATGTTAGGTAGATAAATTCCCATGTTCATTCCTCCTCACTTGCGGGGACGACGGCTTTAACGATTCCCCGATTCTTTTCTATGATGTGTGCAACCGTTACTTCAACTTTTTCGCCGCGTGTGTCAATTAATGAAATCGGTGCATCCAGATCGCCAAGCCGCCCATGAGGCGGGACAACAGTAACTTCATGTGTTCCATTACATTCTGCTCTGAGTTTCCCGTCAGCCCCGACATACAGGACAATGACTTGAAAAGCACCCGGTTCATCTTTCGGTAGTTTAATGTTGGGAATATAGATATTCACACTCATTCCTCCGTTCCACTTGCCGGGATGATAGTCTGCAATTCTGAACACGGATACGAATCAACGAGACCGTAAGGATTATCGCTACCCCAAAGTTGCACGCGCAGTTTTTGCGTTTTTTGGTCAATCATCAGCGTCATAACAACTGCACCAATTTCAACGCCTCTGACTTCGTATGACGGAATAAAATATGTTCCGTCATCATTTTTTGGCAGTGTAAGGCCTTCTATTAAAATACTCATTTCTCCTTCGGCTGCTTGCTGTTTCCCACACTTCGCTCATATTTAACTCTCAGTTCTTCCCACTTGTCATACCAATATGGATCTTCCCTTAATAGATATGCCTCTGTTATTGGATCGTGTCCAAACATTATGTTTCCTCCCTCGGCACCGGATCGCCGTCTTTTTTATCCGTTTCGTTGCCTTTTTCATTGGGCAGCAAGGGCGTCTCCCGAAATCATCCGGGAACTTTGTTTCTGACGATGGTCCCAGGAAGTCGCAACCGAAGACCAAATCTCCATCGTCGCCGTCCGTGACATACTGATAATTGCAGGCTGTACAGCATTCCGGAAGGGTTTTCACATAGACCGCAATGATCCTCTGCTCCGGCCAGAGTGATTTCAAGCCCGTCACGTTTCCTCCTTCGGCGGCACTGGCTCGCATTTTTTGAAGATCATGAATTTCCCAGAAGTTGAAATATGAATTGCAGTTTATGCACTTCAAATCCAGCCTTCCAACATCGTTGCCAACGAGATGTCGCATATAGTTTCCATTGCCGCAGTTCGGACAAACGATGTTGCACGGTTCAAGTGTGTCATCTCGCAGTCTCCTCTTCAGATCGCTTGCACACCGATTGCACAAGACTATGACCGAGTCCCTTGTGTTGTTCCAGTTGGCAAAATGGATCTCGATATCCGCCTTCTCGGTGCAGCAATTACAGGACCTTGCGGACAGATCGTTCACCGGTGTAACGCTTACCATCTGTTCTCATTCCTCCAATCGGTCCAGACTTTCTCTCAGTTCTCTGAGCCACAGATTTCGTGAAGCCGTTCGCTGCTCCTCTTCTTCGACTTGCTGTTCATAGCGTCTTATATCATATTCGCAGTACTTGATATGAGTGCTCAGCCATTCTTCGTCCGACTCTTTGACGGGTTCTTCCGTGAACTTATCCATCTGTTGCAGGTCTTTCAGACACATATTTATCTGATCAAGAGCGAAAATCTTCACTCCTTCATGGTCCTGTGTGGGCGGAGTCCACTTTTGAACGCCATCCAGCACAGATAAATAGGCCTGACGTTTTTCTTCTCTTTCTTTCAGTCCCGCTTTCCATCTGTCTACGTGCTTTCGGTACTCAGCCTCATTAGCTGCATGCACCTCGTCCTGCGACAGGGCTTTCAGCTTCGAGAGCTTCGTTTTGGCATCTTCAAGCCAGAGCCGGTAAGTGTCATCCCCATTGAACTTCTCCGGGATAGGTTCCGACAGTGGCTCATCCCTCATTTCAATGCACGCGCCGAATGCTCTGGCACACAGCAAAAGAAAACCCTTTGCCGTTGTGATCTTTCCGTCCTCGATGAAGCATGTATATCCTGTTGCCATTTTTATTCTCCTCCAATTGACACGATTACCACAGGCCTATAAGCCGAGTGATGACAGCCGTGATCGCCGCAGCCATGATGACGAAGTTCATTGCCGGGATCGGTTCTCTACCGACAAGCTTTGTAAAGTTGATAGACCCAAACCAAACGGTCACGAAAATTGCAAGAACGAATAAATAAACCATGTTTTTACTCCTTAATTGTCATTTGAAACATTGTTTCTTTGGATCTCACGAATCCGCATTTTTCATAAACGTGGATTGCTCGCTCGTTGTCTGACCTCACCCAAAGTGTCTGAATCCCGTATCGGGCAATCAGACTCTTGATCACCCGCGTCCCATATCCATGATTCTGATACGGCTCAAAAATGGTCAGTCTGGACAGTTCTTTTTCATTCGGTTCGATCTCTGCGGTTCCGATTACCTTTCCGTCTACAACAATCTCATGTTCGATGTAGGTGTTCGTTTTCTTAATCTGAACAATCGGTTCGCTGCGGTCGTGTTCCAGACAATCGATACAAGGCCATTTATTGGATTTAGGTCCGAATTTGCAGTCTGAACATGCTTCAATCATCGGGAGACCTCTTCTTCCACTCATCGCATCCGCTCATCTTTGGAGGCTGTTCAAAATCAACCTCGCCGTTATGTTTCCAGCAGTGACCGGCAATGTTTAGCCCAAATTCGCTGTCTCCATCATCGCCATATTCGCAGTTATAGCAGTTTCGCGGTTCCGTTCCTTTTGCTTCCAACTTTGGAAGGTCCGGAAGTTTGACCCAGTGTGTGACTGTTTTTATGCCGCACGGAGGTTCCTGCCTGTTTTCCAGCCACCCAAAATTGCAGCTATCCCACGCTTTGGCATCATCTCTCCAGAAGCCGACCGCATAGTCTTCCCCATCGGTCACGAGGACATCTTCATAGAGTGGCGGCTTTCCCTCTGAAGCAGGCGTCCAGTTTCGCATAGAATCGATAACCTCATTTTTCCGGTCAAGTTCTATGCAGAGTGCTTCGATGATGTCGGCGCAGCATCCGTACAGTCCTTTGTCGTCGCTGGCCTCTCTTCTTAAACTTGCAACAAAGTCATGAAGTTCTTTACTCGTCTTACAGTTCACCGGCTCTTCCGGATAGTCTCGAACGAGCTTTTCGATCCCTGTGCAAAATTCTTGGAATTTTTCCGTGGAAAAAATATATGGCACAACGGCGATCATTGCGATTTTGAGTGCCGCGTCCTTGCTGATATACCCAGTTCTCATGTTCTCCAAAATCCTCCCCACCATAGAATCGCCACCTCGATGATTACCGCAAGAAAGCTGGTCCAGAAATTATACGGTTCTCGCGGTTTACCATGTTTGGCCATTGAAATTCCAAGGCTCAAGGAATACAGCGCTATTAACACGATCTGTGGAGTTTTCATCAGAAGCCCTCCGGATATTTCTGATGAAGAAGTACGAGACCGGCGCTCATGCATCCGCATCCAGCCGATTTGTGACCCTCAAACATCAGGTAGATTCCGATCGTTGTGAGCACTGCACCCGCCGTAAGCATCAATTTGTCCATCATTTTCCTCACTTTCGCAGTCTGCCCATTTTGCAGGATCTTCTGCCCTCGGCATCATTGGACTATATGCCTGCATCCTGTGCAGCCTGTATGGGCAATATTTCTTTGCAAGTTTTGTCTTTCCACATGGAATAAGATTGCATCCGTCGCAGCCTTGATATTTGCTCACCGCATCACCCCGCCAGCAGCGGCGTCATCTGCGCCGCCTCGATCACATACATGCCCGGGTTCGCCATGACCTTCTCATATTCTGCCTCGCCCTGGAAGTCGTCGATGACAGCGCGTTCCTTTTCGTCCATGTCTCTGTACTTCTTTCTTCCATAGGACGGAGGAAGCCAGTTCCGCTGCCTCGCGGCATAGATGTTCAGCCGGTCAACAATCGGCTCTGCCTCTTTCCGGAACTTGATATGGCAGGTCCCCTTCTTGTAGAACTTGACAGTGAAGTATGTGAAGTCCAGTTCCGCTCTCTGGTTTCCGAGTTCGTTTGCCATGTGAATCACGTTATACGGGTCTCTCTGCCACCCGATTTCGCCCTTGTCAAGGTAAGTCAGGCTTCTCTCCATATCGGAGATCGTCTTCACGATATCGTACTCATCCAGCTTTTCGGCGGACCATCCGAAGGACCGGAAGCCGTTGATCGGGAGAATCACCTTCATGCCAACCTTCCACGCCTTGTTTGTGGCCCATCCGTTGAAGTAATGGATGTTGTCGTTCTGCACTTCCCGGCTCCATGAGTGCTCTTCGCTGAGTTTGGAGAAAAGCTTCATGATGGAGTCTTCGATCCCCTGCTGCAGTTGAATCTGGATGTCGTAGAAAACCTGCATGACATTGTGCTTATTGAAGTCATACTCCTCCATCTCAGTCACCTTCGAGTGGTAGTCAGCCTGCATCTGTGATGTCATCTTTTCACGAAGCTGCGGCCTGTCCAGAAGCAGATTCCAGTATTTCAGGCGCAGGCTGCGGAGATAGTTGTTGACAATCTCGTTGGTCATTCCCCGGAACGTGCTCTTGCCGACCACAAGCTCGATCAAGGCCCCGTATCCGTCTTCGCCAGCCATGATATGCGGCATCAGGGCGTCGTAGGTCTTCATGAACTCAATTCCGGCTCTGGCTTCTACGTTGAAGTACTCGATCAGGCTCAGAATATCGTCCGCAATGACCATCTGCCCGTCATCCTTCCGGATGTTCTCAAAATCCTGCTCCTCCGCTTTCCGCGCTCCTTCAAAGATATTGGACTCCGCCCTTGCTGTCTTCGGAATATTCAGGTGGATCACCGCCACCTCCACGCCGGTTTTCCGCTGCGCGTCTGCAAATGCGTTCTGCACAAATTCAATCCGTGCCTCATATTTCGCCAGCAGGCTCTTCAGAAGCTTTCGTTCATTGGTATACGGGTTCCGGATCGTCTCCGCATTCAGCAGGCACGCAATCTGCCCGCCTTCCTTCTGGAGCTCAATCGCATGCAGCAGATGTTTTGCCCCCTCAGAAAACGGCGGGTTCATGATAATCAGGTCATAGCGTTTGTTGGTCCGGAATTCGAGAAAGTCGTCTCCGACCAGACGCATTCCCTTTCCTCTGAGGATCAGACGCAGGTTATAGTCCAGTTCGACAACGTCGAATTCCTTCTTTCCACCTTTGGAAGCGCCGCGCACGGTCTCACAGTACTTGTACTGCTCTGTCATCTTCTGTACCGCTTCCACCAGATCCCCTTTACCGGCAGACGGCTCAAGAATTTCCTTTACGCCCTTCCAGTCTACACCGGCAATCAGTTTTCCAGCCAGATTATCCGGCGTCGGATAGAAGTCTTTTCCGTCTCCCGCAGGCAGATAGGCGACGTTTGCCGTCTCCTGTTCGTCCTCTTCCAGCAGTCCCGGGTTGTTTGCGATGTATTTGGCTATCTTTCTCTTGGCCTCTGCAATGGTTTTCGCATCGAACAGGCGTTCGCCGTCGATATACGATGCATTACCCCATGCGCTCTTTCCTTTCCTCAGGAGATATACAGTAAAGACCGGCTTGCCCCATGAGGTGTTTTCCACGAGAAAAAGCTTTGCCTTGCCGCCGTCCACGATAACGTCAACAATACGCTTGCCGTTCTCCATCCGTCTTTCCGAACAGTAAAGAGTCAAAAATCGCACCCCCATCATCTGCTGATCTGGATATGGTTTACAACCTTCTGGCACTTCCAGCACCACATGTTTTTCCGGTGTCCTCGCGGCGTCATTCTATCCCTTCTCTTCGTCGCAGTCGTCACGTTTCCGCAGATCGGGCATCGGAAGAACCGACGATAGACCGCATACCGCATCATGCATACACCTTGCCGTCTGCACCGGTCTGGTAGTCTTCCAGCACCACAAGCACGTTTTTCAGGATCTTCTTGATATCCTCAAAGTACCGGCTGTCGAAGCATCCGTACTTGGATTTACTGATTGTCACGCTACGAGTGCTTTTAAGCACTTCCTGACCAAAATTTTCAGGAAGGTCCTGCCATCCCTCACAGATAGCGAAGCTTCCATGGAAGAAAAACTGTTTCTCGGATCTCTGCTTCCGTGCCCCTCGATACGTGAGAGCAACCGTGTCCCAGTGCTGGGCGTAGGTCGTAAGCTCCATGCTCTCAAACGTGATCTTCTGCGCAACCGGCCAGCCGAATTCATTCAGGCGGAAGATTGTGTACCGCCCTCCGGGCTTCATGTCGGCCTTCAGGAAGGCGTTCTGGGTCTTCCCTGCGTACTTCATCAGCAGTTCTCGGAAGTCCTGCTGCGCTTGGACCTCATTGTCCGTCCGCTTGCAGTCCATTTCATCCGCATCACCGAACGGCATGTTTCTCAAAACCATTGTCTCAAACACGCCCGGTTCCAGTTCTGCGGTATCCACCGTATATCTCGGTCCCATCGCATACCCGCCGCCAAGTTCCTGATGTGCAACCGTTCTGATCAATCACAGCACCCCCCTTCACTCTTCTTCCAGTGTCACAAGGCCAGCGTCCACCAGAGCCATGTTGGCGATCACCCTTGCGCTGTGCTCGTCGAATCTGCCCTTCGCAAATTCGTCCGCATAGCACTCAAGCCAATGTGCCATGCTCTTTTTGCGTGTCTCCGGATCAGCCAGTGCGTAGTCGCGAATTCGCCTCGTATAGAAGTCGTTGACATCAATCTTTGTCTCAGCCATCACGCGGCCTCCCCTCTCGAAACCACCACGTACTCACTCGGAATTCTCTTCTTCGCCCAGTACTGTTTCTCGCCCTTGACCTGCCACCAATCGGTCTTGAACTGATATCGCGGCGCACGCTTGACAACCTCGACTTCCCTGTTGCCCCACTTGAAGCGGATCTCGGCCCCATAAGGAAGATTTTTCAGCGCGTCCGGACTCTTCTTTGACTCGTGATACTTCCAGCAGCGCTCGCGCCACGCCTTCGCAAATTCCGAGTCTGTCGGAGTCAGCATCTTCAGAATTCCAGCAGGACACTTCGACTCGCCAGGCCCGACCGTCTCGCTCATCGCTTTGTATCCGAAGTTGAAGTAGTCTCGACTCTTCATTGACGTCAGAACAACCTCTGCAGTCACTTCAACGCTCTCGCCGTTGTCCACTCGAAGAGCTCCGTACCAAGTCGAACCGACCATCGCGGACTTCAGGACCTTGACGCTCTGTCCGTCCTCTTCCCAGTTGAACTTCTTGTCGATTTCCGCTTTCCTGTCCAGATCCCAACTGTCAACGTGATAGAAAGTCCAACCCATCACAATCTCCTTTCTCAGCAGACCTTTGTCCACTCACCACCGGAGAACCTTTCAATCTCCGTCCTGTCGCTCTGGTCATAGATCCTCGCATGATTGAAGTATCCGGATTTGAACGCGTCGGATACCTCCTCTTTTGCCTCCGTCATCGTTCCGAACTTGGAGAACTCCATCGTTCCACCGTAGAAATACTGTCCGGTCGTCGACCGTCCGCGAACCCTGTCAAGAGAAACCGCAAACATCTTGGCTCCTTTCTCAGGCAGCAAGCCACTGCTCATACACAACATCGTACCCACAGCCCATGATTTCCGCCAGACGGGAAAACAGGGCCTCCCGGATCATGCTGTCTCCGACGCCGATGTACTCATAAACATCACCGTAATGGTCCAGAGTCTCGAACAGGCCTTCAAAATCCGCATCCGGATCGATGCTCTCTCCGTAGCTGTCGGTCGGATACTTGCTCATGTAGAAGTCGCGAAGCTTTTCCTTTTCCATCAGGCACCTCCTCACGCAGCCAGACGCGCCGCAACCGACTCGTAGAAGCTCTTGGCTTTCTTGTTCTTCACGATCCAGTCGCAGTTCTCATCCCAGCCCTTCCACACATCGAGCTTGATGGACTCGCCGAGCTCATCGGCCTTTTCCGCGAAGTAATCCCGAGCGCCATCACGCTTCTCGAACGGAATCACTTCGATTTCCGCGTGTTCCGCGTTCCATTTCCGAGCTTCCGCGTTCTTCAACTTGTCGTTCGTCCAAGCGCCAAGAGGCCAGAAGGCGGTCTTGTACTTGTTCGCGCTGATCTTTCCGTCGCGGCGGAGCCGATACAGGCAGTGATCGTTTCCGGTCCAAGACGGATCACCGGCAGAGTGAACGACCAAGTACGTCCCGTTGTCATTCGCGAAGAACGCGTTGCTCACGCGGACCACATCGCCGGTCCTGATTTCCACACCGTTTTTATCGAGCATCCGAAACCTCACTTTCCACTCAAAAGCCAAGGCCCGAAGGCCGCTGAGGACCGCCCCCAGCATCTATAATATACACTAATTTTAGAACATTTGCAATTCGCAATATGTACAAATTTTAGAGTATAATTCTGTGAATTCTGCACAGCATTTACAAAATGCTTTTCAGTTGAAAGTTTACCGTGATCTGATAGCGTTCCCCTGCGTTCATCATGGTCATAACCTGCGCAAATACGGCTTCAGGCTGACCCTCGAAGGTCATGCTCCCGGACTGAAGGACAGGAGAGACGATCTTGGTCGCGAGGCCGATTTCCGCGATCCCGTGTTTTTCCTCTGCTGTCTGTTCAACTTTTGGCTCTTCCGGGCCCGCTTTCGCCGTCTGGATGTTTCCTTCCTCGACAAACCACGCGACGAAAGCGTCATTCTTCCCGTTCCCGGTCTTGCTCCGGTCGAAGAACCGTTCTCCCTTGTGGTGCTTGTTCATGTATTCGGAGTAGGTTTCCGTCCTCACGCTAAACATGTCGCAGACATCGGATCTGCTCGCGCCCATCGCAGCCAGTTTCTTGATGTATTCCGACTGCAAGTCACAGGGAAGCGTCTTAAACACGTCCCATTTCATCGGTTTTGAAAGATCGTATTTCTTGCACTCCCCGTTCATCTTCTTTTTCTGCGCTGCCGTCAGATGATCAGACGGAAGGCTGCACTTCTTGCTTTTGACGCCGTTCTTTCTCGCGGCGGCTCCTCTTCCAATTCGTTTCCGCTCAGAGGAGGTCTGGTTAAAGATAAACTGTGCGTCACCCATGCAGGAGCACCCCCCAATCTTGGTAGGTTTTTGGCTCCCATTCGACAGGGATGTCTACCATCATCTTTGCGTATCCAACCGCCTCGTAGACCGTGTCGAAGGAGTCCTGGTACTCCCAGCCGGTTCCGCCCAATGGATAGTTCTTTTTCCGGTACACGTTGTACCGCATCCCCATCCCGAACGGATTGTGGGTGACCGCCACATACTGCCGGTCCGACAGATAGATTACGTCATTCCCCTTGATTGTCACTTCTGATACCCTCCACGTTATTCTGTTCCATAAGCCACTTTATCACATCAAATGCAGCCGTTTTCCGGACTTCGCCGTTTCGATTCAGCCCCAGCACAATTTCAATGGCCCGCATTTTCTCTTCTGTCGTATACCGTTCCGTCCGGATATCCGAGAAAATCGCAATCGCTACCCCTGTCGTTATCTTTCTCATGTCGGTTCCTTTACCGGAAGACACTCGCCGGTTTTGATCACGACGCCTCCAATCGGCGTCCTCTTGATTTTATAAAGCTGGACCCCGAGATCCACCTTGTCGCGAACCGTCGTCCGCTTTTCTGTTGCCATCAGGACGCCGTCCTGAATCATCCCGCCGTAGAAGAACAGGTTGAACGGCACCGCATAGTCCGTGTCAAAATCGTCTCCGAGATGGAACGTCAGTTCTTTCGGCTCTCTGCACCCGAGCCACGCGTCCACATAGACAGGCCAGCAATCATTAAATCCCTGCCAGAGATCCCTGTACATTGCATAGTGCGGAAATCTCGGCTCGAAATCACGGCATGGGATATGATGCTCGCCGCCGTGGTATGATTGGAACGGCGACTTGTGAAACTTGACGCCGTCGTGGTCCACACGCTTGCAGTTCCGCCCGTTATATCTGCAGTCACCGCAGTATAGATGAGGAACCGTGAAGACCGTGTACTTCGTGTCACCGTATTCTTCCATCCGTTTCTGTGCAAGCTTCCTGCACCGGTAAATGGACGGGCAATAATACTGAAACCCGTTTTCCTCCGCATAGTTCTCCGCTTCGTTGAAAGATTCAAACTCTCTGGAAAACAGATTCTTGTCCTTGTCAGAAAACCAGAATTTCCTCATCTGCGTTTTCTCCCTTCTCAGGCTGCAAAGTAGAGAGCCGAGTAATCGAGCCCGCACTTTTCCTTCAGAACCCCAAGCACTTCTTCTGCCGACCGTCTGCCCATGTTCCGGATTCTCAGCAGGCCCCCGCTTTCCGCCACCTTCGCAACGTCCTCCATGGTTTTGCATCCGGCTCGCTTCAGGCAGTTGTAGGACCGGACCGACAGGTCGTAATCCTCAATCTCGTGCCGCAGGTTGCTCAGCGGTTCATCCGGCTTTGCCGGTTCCTTTTTTTCCGGCACTGGGACGCCCTGCGCCTTTTCACGCTCCGCAATCGCGGCCTCCCGGTCATCAAGTTCCTGCTCCCGGGCGACGATTTCTCGCTCCCTGTCCCGAAGCTCACGAAGCTTCTCCGTCCCGGCAATCCCGTACTGGATCAGGCGAATTCTGGTAGGATGTCGTAGCTTCCTGCACGCTTTTGCAAGGATCTGCCGGACTCTTTCGCGGCCTACCTGTTCTTCTGCCGCAATCTCATCCAGCGTCATGTCCTCCCGATACCTCATGTAAACAATGCGCTGTTCTCTGTCTGTCAGAGTAGAGATCGCTTCTTTGAGACCGTCAAGGCTGCATTCCACCGCCTCGTTTCCCTCCACGCGGTAGATGTTCTCTACCAAGTTGTACGGCCATGAGAAGACCTTATCGCTCTTGATGTAGTCGTCACCGGCGTACTTGTTGATCAGATATGCGTCATAAGACGCGTCTCGCAGGACCCTGAAATAGTCCGCGAAGTGCTCGAAGATTTCATTATCCTCCCGCTCCGAGCACCGGCCAAGCAGGAAATCCACCGGAACGTGGAAATAGTCCGCAAGCTTGATGATCGCCCCAAGCCCCGGCTTTGCCCATCCGGACTCGTACATCTTCAGAGAGCTCTCCCTGATCCCGGTCACCTCGGAGAGTTTCTTGTTTCTCGTCTCCGATTCCTTCAGAAGCCACTGGAGACGGTCGGACTTCCAAGTGATCGCATCCAGATAGACCCTTCCTTCCCCACTCAGCATCTTTTCCGTCATCTCTGCCCGCATTTCTTTCTCCGTCATGTGTTCACCCTCTCTTTCCTGTTGACGCATCCTGTCCAGATGTGATTTCTCGTTCCCGGACATTCTTCCGGAAACTTGGCGCAGCTCCGGCAAATCGGATTTTCGAGAATCGTCCATCCTCTCTTCTGGCACTCCGCCGTCAGATCGTCAAGTTGCGCATAACTCTCAATTTGTTTGACCTTTTCCTCACGCCACCCGGCAGCGCACAGATATTCATAGTGGAACTCAAACATGTCTTGCAACCCTGCGAGACACGCAGCCGGTGTAGACGTGATTGGCCTCACCATGACAGTCATGCCCGAGACTGGCGCATCTGGTGCACATCGGATTGATGACCAGCTTGTATCCAAGCTTCTTGCACATGTTGATCGTGCCCGCGTATTCCTGATAGCTTCCAACCGTCAGGGAGTGCTCTTTCTGGTTTCCCTCCGCAGTCGGTACCAGATACCGGACCTCATAGCCTGCTCCTTCCATCACAGAGTCCCTCCCTCAGCAGTATTTCTCGTAGATCGGCAGAAGCTCCCGGCAGCATTCCTCGATGGTCATGCCCTTTCGCTTGGTGGTCACCCAGTCTGCGAACACTGTCAGCGGCAGCGCGTCAAGCATCTTTTCGTAGAAGGGCCCAGGACGCCCGCCGATTTCACGCCGGACGTATCCCTGCCACTCCATCTTCTTTTGTTCGGCCTGATCATCGATGATCTTCTTGACCCAGTCCGGCAGCGAAGCCGGATTGACGCTGTATGTTTTGTTCCCAGCATGAGAAACACGGGCCAGATCCTTGTAATCCCCGTTCTCATTGACCGTCTTGTCCGCAAAGACAAGGCATCCGGGAAACTGGCCAATGAACAGATCCTCTTTCTTTTCCAGCATCGCTATCCTCCTTCGCAGCAGCTTGTCTCAGTACACCAGCCTGATATACTTTCCTTTTTCCCGCGCCAGCTTTGCCAGATCATCCCAAAAGCCTTGCCCGTCCATTGTCCCCGTGAACTCGTTGCTGACAAACGTGATCTGATTTACTACGCGGCCCTCAATGATCTTTTCCTCGGCGGAACACGAACCGGAAGCGGCGAACAGTTTCCTTCTCATTGAGTCCTCCAATCAGCCTTTGGCGAATGCTTCGCAGCATCTATCAGGCATCAAATTACTGGCCCCGCCAGCGTCTATATATTACCACATTTTCGTCTCTTTTTCTATTCGCATTGTGTACAAATATTTGTGCTTATTTTTATGCGTTTTGTGATTTTACCTAAAGCTTAATGTTGCATATCCTGTAGGAAGTCCAAGCTCTTTTGCCTTTTTATAGCATTCGAACGGCGTCTTCTTTTCTAAATAGAAGAAAACGGCTCTTCCTATTTTTGGAAATTCTTTTTTGAGAATGTTTAATTCTTCTTCACTCCAGTTATCATCATCTTGCTTGAGCCGGTAGAACTCCTCGATTAGCAACGCCAGATCTTTGTTTTCTCCAAAAACGCTGACGTGAAATTCTGGTTGCCGACCTGATTTTCTTTTTGCTTTCTTTCCCGCTTTCTTGCGAACGCCGGTCCAAAAATGATTTGCCTGATTGAGATTCTCTGCATTGTTCACAACATCCAAGATAAGCGGTGATTCGTGCCGGTTAGTACTTAACGCTCTACCGATCTGCTGAAAGTAGACATTTGCGCTTTTCGTTGTGCGAAGCAAAATGCAGCCATCCACTCCATCTATATGCACCCCCTCATTCAGCATTGATATCACAAAAAGCAGCCTTAGCAGATTGCTGTTATCTTTTTCGAATTGCTTCATGTTTTCATATGCCATGTCGTCGTCTGAGTACATTTCATAATAATGAACTTCTCTATGATGAAACCAATTCCGGCTTTCTTCTTTCATCCTTTGGAGGTGCTTATAGTCTTGACAAAAGACAATATACTTTCCATTTTTGTTTTGCATCATCTCATCAAAGTAGTCGGCAATCCCTTTTGTGTGTTCGAGGTATTTTTTTGCAGCCATTAAAATCTTTTTGGACTTCTCAATGTCAGCAACCTTTCCCTCTTGTATCAGCCTTTCCATTTTTTCAACTTCGTCGTCATAGTAAATGCAAACAGAATACTGAGGTTCTGGAAGAATTCCTCTCATTAGTGCCTCGTCTAATGGCAATCTATAAGCTATATCAGAATTGAATAACTCATTAGCCATATCTCGTTCGTTGTCAAGATAACGTATTTCAGTTGCTGTTAATCCCAAAACCTTTGCGTTTGGGCAGGCCGCTAACATCTTCTTCAAATTTTCTCCCCATTTTTTTGCCCCAGCCCTGTGAAATTCATCCAAAATGATAAGTTCTGGCTTCAGCTCCATTTTTCGTAGTTTTGGGAGATAGTTTTTGACTCCTGCATAGATCAAGAAATCTGTGTTTGTTTCACCGAGATATATGTTCGCTTTTTCTTGGAACTCTTTCAGATTTGCCATATACGATGTAATATATATTTTCTTGCCATGATAGTCACGCATGCATTGAAGCGCAATGTAAGCTTTACCTGTGCCGGTAGCGTTGATGACACACGTTCTCTTGCTTTTCTCAAATCGTCTTCTCACTCTGTCATAGGCCTCAAGATTGTGGTCTTTGATAATTAATTTGTTTTCGCCCATTGTAGCGCGCACATCCTCTTCTCAAATATACATTCAGACGAACTGTTAGGTTGACAAAATTTCGTTTATGTACTAAAATTAGTATATATACCCTTACAGGAGGTGATATATTGGCTATACGTTGGCGTGTTGACCCGATCCAGCTTTTGAAGGATTGCGGGTATTCCACCTATCGTCTGCGCCGCGAAAAGATTATCGGCGTTCAAACCGTCCGGAACATTCAGGAGAGCAAGTCCATCTCGTTTGATACGCTTGACCGGATCTGCGCTATCACTGGCAAGCAACCCGGAAAGCTTATCGAATACGTCCCGGACTCCAAAATTGAAAAGGCCGCGTCTTCAGACTGAGCGCACCTTTTCCAGTGCAAGATAGACCAGGCCGACCGCGTGACCGAAATCATGCGCTTCGTGGAGCTTTGCTGCTCCTTCCAAGAGAGCTTCCAGGTCGTCGAAGATAGGCGCTCTTTCGGAAGGCTGGTAGTATTCCTCGTGGATGACAAACGGTTCCGGATTCTTGGTGCTGATCATGTCTTCGTTTTCCATTTTACGTCCTCGCTTTCACGGTTCTTGTATCCAGCCGGAAGGCAAGATCGATCAGCCGGTCCCGGATCTTGTATTCTTTCCGGTGCTCCTGAAGCGTCCGACGCACGCTCTCCGGCATCGGAAGAGACAGGCTGAAATCAATCAGACGATCTTCTGCGGCCTGAAGCTTCTTGTAGGCCTCGGTCTCTGCGTTGCAAAGAGCTTTGAAGGCATCTTCCGAATCAAGCTTGTCACAGAGCGCATCGAAGTAATCCTCGTCAAAGTCCGTATCAAGTGCCCAGATTTGATCAGGGACGCTTCCGTCCTGATTGTGCACGTTCTCACGGACGATGAAATCCTGCTCGTACCGTTTGATCTCGTCTTTGGCAAGCTGATACGCTGCTCTTGCCATTGCATAGGCCTTTTGCTCCTGATTCACGTGTTGTGCCACCCCTTTCCATCTTCGCCGCGCTCTCTCAGGACGATCCTCAGAGATTCCACCGACAGACACATCGGCACAGGCGAGCCACCGGACACTTCGGACCAGATCCAGCTTTTCAGGTCATCGCTCGAATGCTGTCTGGCCTTTTCTACCATCCACGGCTCCACATCCTTGATTCCGGTCATGTATGCTTCATCCATCTTGTTCGTCCTCCCTTCTCAATCATCGCCACGCGAGTCTGCGCGGAGCCAAGCAATATCGTCCTCATCCAAGAAGTCTTCACACTCGACGATTGCGACATCGTACCACTCGACACCGTACTTTTCCGCCAGCTCCGCTTCGTACTCGTCGTCATCCATCTCGAACTCTTCGCGTTTCAGTTCGCACCAGCTCTCAGGCGGATCGTACCGAGTCGCCAGACTTCTCTTGCAGTGAGCGCATTTCCCGCAGCAGGTCATTCTTTTTCTCCTTTCAGCACGCTGTCATCGCGTCTCGCAGTTCCTCGCGGAACTGGGCCTCTTCGGTATCTCCATCGGCGACCGGGCAGTCAAAGTAGTTATTTGCGACCTTTACCGCCCCATTTTTTCCAAACTGAATGACCAGATCCAGCCAGAAGGCATATCCGGACTCATACCGTTTTGCTTTCTTCATCGCGCTCTCCTTTCCGGTTCTGCGAGGAGGTCACTCCTCGGTCTTCTTCCTGTTTTCGATCATCATCATAGAAGAGCAATGCGGATCGACGCGGCTGCTCGTGACCATTTTTCGCACGGACACACTCTTCTTCACCTCGTTTTTGAACACGACGACGACCTCTTGACCCGGCTGAATCATCGGTGCCATGGCGTTTTCCAGATCTTCCATCACGTCGCTGTATCCGAAGTCAGCTTTTACGCAGGACCCCCAGCTCGACAGATGGATGTGATCCCAAAGCCACGGCGCATATCTCACTTCCGGCTTCTGCTCGTCGGCGTACATGTCCAGTGTTCCGCTGTAGATCAGTTCTCCGCAGCTTCGCGTCTGATAGGCAAACCGTGCCTTGCATCCAGTGTAATGATCACCCTCTGTGATGACCTTTTTCGGATTTCCAATATCCATCCAGAGAACAGGATACTTGCCGAAATTCATGGCCTTCCCGATTTCCTGACGCTCGGTCAGAAATTCGCACCCGAACACTTCTTTCATCAGCAGTTCCCTCCTTAACGGCTCAGCATGTCATACACCGGCCAGCTCTCGTACCGCAGGATCGCGATTCCTCCAGGACGCTCGCCGTCCCACATCGGACCGGCATAATCCTTGAACTTCGGACGGTTGTCCAGTTCGACACGCGGCACCAGACCGCCCCTCGCGCGGTCCTTGCTCCAGTCGGCGCTCCGCTTGTCAGTCAGCTTTTCCGCATCTTCCAGAGGCATCTTACCGGCCATCGGACCGCCGATAAACTCGCAAACGAACTTCATCGCGTCGCTCCTTTCATGATCCCATCCACAATACTGTGAAGATGAGTCCTCATCCTGTCTTCGTTCTCCGGCGTCTTCGGAATCAACACCGACCGCTCCATCGCAGGAGATCGTTCAAGTGATTGCCCCGGGGCAAAGTACCGGACGTTTATGTAAATGCTTTTTCCGTCGATCCAATCGAACGCCCGGACCTTGCACCCGCCAACCCAAGTGTCTATCTCAGTCATCAGCCAATCGAGAACCGGCGAGACGGAACAGCCTTCGTCCAAGCCTTGTAGAGCTCAGGAAAACTCTTTTTGAAGCCGGTGCTGTCGAAGCGGTTGGACACCACAGAGGTCCAGCGGACCTTCTTGTTTCCGACTTCCAGAATCTCGACGCCCTTGCGATCGAGTTCCTGCTTGAAGTCATCCTCGATGGCACTCTTCTCAGCAAGGATCTCTTTTTCGAGCGCGGAGAGTTCTTCCCAGCGAGCCAGCTTCTCAGCAGCAACCTTCTTACTCAGCATCTTTATCCTCACTTTCTCCCGCCGCAGCGGGCTCTCAAACTCATTACCTCTCTCACCAGCATGGTTAGTATACACGATATTCGCGTGTTTATCAATTCGCATTATGCACGAATTTTACGTGTTTATTTTGTGCATTTTGTGCACTTTTATCTCGTGCATATTTGGAGGAAAAGCTTATGCAAATCCGTTACAAAATCGATGTCCTATCTGCCCTCAAAAGCAAAGGGTATACCACCTATCGTTTGAGGAAGGAAAAACTTATAGGAGAAAGCTACGTCCAGCAAATACGCAATGGTGAGCTTGTTTCATGGGAGATTATGACTCGTCTATGTAACCTGCTGAACTGTGATATCAGTGAAATAATCCATTGTGTCCCGGATTCATCTGAAGAAGAAAATCCCGCAGGGTCCTGAGGATCTTGCGGGATTCCTTTATGTAGCAGCTTGAAACCGAACTTCCGCCGCCGCCTAAGTTTTCGCAGCACTGTAAAAGACGTTCTGTTAAGAATTTTCTTCTTCTTGTACCTTGAACATAAACGTCAACCGATAACAAAGAGGAATAACCAAAAAACAACAACCTTGAACCCTAATAACCAAGAATTACTTTCATTGAAAACAGTGCTGCCGGAATATACTTCAAATCAGATCTCGAAGGTTTCCGTCGTATTGAGCTTGTCCAAAGCCAGTTGCGCTCTGGAAAGCTCGTCGGTTATCCGGTCAAGCTGCTCTTGTGCAAAAGCCGGATCATAGTTGGCATACTCATACTCGATCAGGCCGCTTCTGCTGTATCCGGATTCCCGCCTTGTTTTCGGAAGCCTGCTTGCCATGCCTTGATATTTGCCTTTCATGCTGGTAAGCTGCGGGATATAGATCAGCATTTCGTCGACCGTCATGTCAAACCCTTCCGGCTTGTGGCTCACATTGAACAGATTGATTGCGTGCTTCAGTTTCCGGATCTCGGCCTGCGCGTTTACAATCTTCTCCTGCACCGATTTGATGTCGTACTCCGGTCTCGCCGCCTCGACATCCTCGGTCGTCGCCGCGACGAAGACCGCGCTTTTGTTTTCCACAGCTTTCAAAGCATTCAGTTCATCCTGCTTCGTTCTGAGGATCTTGTTCGCCTCTGCGGATGTTACTCTCATTTCTGCTCCTCCCCTTTTGTTTCCTTCTCAATTTTCTTCCATCTTCCTGTACCGCCGAAGTCGACATAGACCTCCTTTTCGATCTTGTACATCCTCAGCAGGTATTTGTTCGGATCTCCGCGCTTGGATACGATAAACGCACCTTGCTCTTTGTCGAAAGAGACCTCGACGCTCGAATTTGAGATGTACCGCGCTGCTGTTTTCGCATTCCAGAAGTTGAACAACGGGCACTCATAGCCTTCCCACTGCCGACCGGCGTCAAGGCCACGAAAGTATACGTTATCGCCTTCCAAACAGAAAAGTGTGTTCCTCAGCTCGATTTTTCGCTCTTGTTCCACAGCTTCGCCATCTCCTTCAGTGCCGATTCGTGCAGCCGGTACATCTTACGCCGATAGGCGTTTTCTTTTTCTGTGAGATCTTTTCGTTCGCTATAGAGCTTCGCCATAATCTCGGACCACTCGTACCCATAGAGGTACCTGTACCGGATCATGGTGCAGGCATCCGGTTTCTTGAGTTGTCCGGTCAGGTCCATGATGTTCTGCCTGCACAATTCCAATTCGTGTGATTCTTTCTTGATCGCAAGCTCCAAAGACTCACATTGGACAACGTACTCGGCCATTCTGTCCTTTGGAGCGCTCGGTGGTCTCGGCATATCTGATAACTCCTGTGCGCCGACGCTCTTCATCCTTGCTTGGATTGTGCGGAGTCGTTCCAGCATGTCGTCGACTTTCTTTACGCCCTTCAGATATGCCTGCAGCCATTCTTTGACCGCATCAGCCTGACTCTTGTACATGCAAAAGCCTCCCTGTAAAGAATTATCCTGTTCATAAGATTCTTTACCTTCCGCTTTTGCCTGCTTCCGTTCCGTCCTCTGTTGTCAGATTAAAGATCGCTATCGTCCAGAAAGCTTTTTCCGAACGCATGGTGCCACTCTTGCATTGACCATCCGTAATGCTTCATGGCGCTGTACTGGGTGATTGCTTTCAGTTTTCGTGCCTTGCTTCCGCTGCTGTGTGCTCCGTCCGTTCCCTGATGACACTCGTGGCAGATCAGAACCCACATTCCAAGACGCTTGCTCTTTTCTCTCAGGGGCCCGTTGAAAGGCTCGTGCCGGTCCAGCTTGCAGTTTCGCTTTCCGCACAGCATGCACCGCGTCTGATCAGATTCCACAACGCTTGGCGCATACCCGTTCCGGTCAATTTGAGTTCCGTATTCATTCGTTTTCATCGCCGATCCTCGCTATGAATATCTCCGTTCTCGGCTGGTCCGAATAGAACTTTCTCACTTCAAGTTCCACGATCTGCGAATCGTCATGATATGCAACAGTGTTAAGCGCATCCATGATCAGCTTTGCCACATTTTCAACATCCGGTCGTTTCGTTGGCCTGACAAGTCCAGACAGCATCCGTTGCTTTCTGATTTTGCTGGTTGACTTCGGAATCTGAAGAAAAAATGTCACGACGACACGCAGCGGGACATCCGCGTCAAAGCCGAATCCCCGGTATATTGACTTGTACACCATCACGACATTGAATTCTTGAATCTCAGTCTTTTCTGGTGTATAGCTGTGCGTGACAGTTTTCCCCGATTTTGTTTGTTGCCTGACAGTTCTGGCTCTCAATTTGGGAACTGGCTCTCCGTACACCGTGAATCTCGCAATTCCGTCAGGAGGCTCAGAAACGCCTCGTATTGAGTTTTGCTGTTTGGACGTATCCAAGTGCTTCTAAGCCTCCAAGCGTTTCAATTCGGCCCGTTTCCGTTTACCACGAATCGGTATCTGTGATGTCTTCCGATTCTCCGCAGACCGGGCACATGATTTCTATGCAGGTTCCTATTCCGGTTCCGGTCAGAGTGTAAACCCATGTGTTCCCTCGCCCCTTGTATTTTCCGTTCCCGCAGCATCGCGCAAGATGCTTTCCCCTGAATTCTCTTGCACGCCGAACCTCAAGGTCTGTCATCTGCTGCAAAGAGTGATCATACAGGTCCCGGATTCTCTGGTCTCTCTTCACGATTTCGGCGTCCTTGTCATACTCCCGCAGGCGCTTTCTCAGATCCTCTATGGTCTGCTTCTGGTGTTCCAAGGTCTGCCGGATGTTTTCAAGGCTTTGCTCGACGTCCTTTTCCAAGAAAACCTCGTCAATCTCCATCCCACACACCGTCCGGTCTCATTTTTGCCATCGCAATCAGCTGGTGCAGCGGCTTGATTGCGTTGACTGCCGTGGCTTCCCAGTAGTCGTCAGTGTCTCCCTCGGAAACCATGACCGTGTACTCTTCCTTCGTCACATTCTTTCCTTGCAGGATCATGTGGAACGGGTCTGCGACCTCGTTTCCGTTCTCATCGTACCACCTGGCTTTTGTGCGCTCGGTCTCAATCCACTCGCCGTCCTTCTGGTACTTCTCCGTAATGCGTCGAATCATGTCTTCCAGCATCGGGATCGATTCCGCGCCGGTTTTTCCGTAGATTCCGCGAATTCCGTACTCTGTTTCGATCGGGCCCTTCGTTCCGTCCGCGTAATAGCAGGAGACCTCGTCGTGGGCGAATCTCGGGTCTTTGTCCGTCGCCTCGTAGTAGTAAAGGCCATAATTATACGTGATGTTCAGCCAGAGCTCTTTCGTTCCGCCCATCGCATACGTGCCGCCCTGCATGAAGTGCGGTTCGTTAAGCTCAATCGTCTTTTTTGTCACTGGGTCTTTGAGGGAAATATCATAGCTCATCGCGAAGTACCTCCACCGCTTTCTTTGCCAGAGCAATTTTTAGCCTCATAATCTGGATCTTCGTCGCCAGAATCGCGCTCTTGACATCATACTTGGCGCATATCCAGAACAGCCTCACCTGCTCCTTTGCTTCCTGCATTTTCTCTTTCACTCTTCTGTACCTCCCCTGTAAGTTCCTTGATTGTTTTCCCTGTCTGTATCGATATTCTGAGCAATGCGCTGTTGAAGATTTCCTTGTCCAGTTCCATCCCGATAAAGTTTCGTCCCGTGTTGTATGCTGCAATCGCGGTAGAACCGTAGCCCATCACGTTATCCAAAACCGTATCTCCCGGGTCTGTATATGTCCTGATGAAGTATTCACACGCGGCTACCGGCTTTTGTGCACTGTGACCTTTGCTCGTCTGCGTGTCCCATTTGAATTTCAGGACATCCAGAGGGTACCGGTCCGTACTGTCGTAGGTAGTCAATCCATAGTCGCCGTAGCATTCCGTCTTCTTGCTGTTTCGCTTCTGGTAAGCCGTTGAAACCTTTCTCTCGTGCCCGTGTGTCATCTGAGGATGATACGTTGGAAGCGACTTGTAGAAGATCAAGACATTTTCATGCGCCTTCATCGGCATTTTCTTTGCATTCAGGAAGCCGGTTGGCCTTGTCTTCTGAATGATCCACTCATACCGGTAGAGCTTCATGTTGCTGCACGCGAGAGTTTTGTCGAACGGGGACTGCGCCCACAAAGCAATCACGCCGTTGTCCTTGATGATTCTCTCGTATTGCTTCCAGAGCTTGTCTAACGGGACCGGATGGTCCCAGTGCGCCTTCGTCGTTCCGAAAGGTAAATCTGCAAGAATCATACTGACGCTCTTATCCGGTATCTTTTTCAGCAATTGCAGGCAGTCGCCGTTCTGCAAGTCGAATGTCATCTATGCTGTTTCCTCCGTATCGAAAAAGCTGATCTGTGCTTTCTCCCACTCAATCTGCTCTTTCACTTTTTGCAGACGTTTTTCAGAGATGTCGATGTATTCCGGATTCAGTTCGATTCCGAGATATTTCCGTCCAGTTTTTAAGCAAACAACTCCTGTTGTCCCAGCGCCATTGAACGGATCGAGAACTGTCCCTCCATCGCGGCTTCCGGCCAAGATGCACGGGGCGATCAGTTCTTCCGGATACGTTGCGAAGTGCGCTTCCATAAACGGTTTGGTCGCAACGCTCCATACATCTCTCTTATTGCGGTACCCCGTGTAGTTGTAGGCATTCCCGCTTTTCGTTCTGTAGAACGATTCCGGACGGTCAGAATACTTCTTTCCGCCGTATCGCGTTGTGCGGTTTTCGCCGAACGCAGCAGCCTTGACTGCCGGTTCCTGCATCGCGTCATGGTCGAAGTAGTATCGGCTCTGTTTGGAAAGTAGGAAGATATACTCATGAGATTTCGTGCATCGGTCCATCACGCTTTCTGGGACCGGGTTCAATTTTTCCCAAATAATGTCCTGCCTCAGATACCAGCCACGCTTTCGGAGCTCAAATGCAAGCATCCATGGAATCCCAATCAGGTCTTTTGCTTTGATTCCATCCCATGTTTTTGGCATCTTGCATTGCGGAGAGTCGCTGTCTGGAACGTAGCTTTCCTTTTGCGCTTCCTTGTTTTCCCACGCGCCCTTCCCGCTTCCTGCGTAGCTATCTCCGATGTTAACCCAGAGCGTTCCGTCCGGTTTGAGGACTCTCTTGACCTCATCAAAGACATCTGCCAGCGCTGAGATGTATTGATCCGGTGTATCCTCCAAGCCGATCTGTCCGTCCACGTTATATGACCGGAGTCCGTAGTACGGTGGCGATGTCACACACATGTCAGCCGTTTCGTCCGGGATCTCTTTGAGTTTTGTCAGGGCATCTCCCTGTAGAATCTTCCGCTCATTTTCCATTCGACATTTTTATTCCGTATGCATGTCCACCTGATCACCCCAGCAATCCCAACCGGAGCGAAGCTCACGACTGAATAATTCTATTCTTGTCCCCTGCGAACATGCTTCAATCAAAGATATAAACTCATCCGGTTTACGGCTGTGCTCACGCTTTTGAGCACGGATCAGATTGACTTGCGATCTTGCAGGGGCGAGTGTCCGATTTGGCATGCTTTTTCTCTTGATTCCGAAAAGCAGAATCTCTGTCACATTCCGGAAGTAGAAGCCCACTCCCCGGCCATCTGGTCCCCCGTCCTTTCGAACCTTCTCCCAAACAAGATTTCCTTTGTATTCGAATCCCCACGCATCCATCACAGCTAATCCATCTGGAAGAATTGCGTTCGGTACCCACAGGTATAAATGAGCTTTGTCGTCTGATAACTCACAAACCGGAAGAGCTTTTATATCTTCCAAGCTCATCGTTTTGTATCTGCTCAGGCGCTTGTGCTCTGGCGCGACTTTTCCAGTCCGATTTTGAAAGCGCCACGGCGGGTCGGCATATATCGTTTGATATTTCTTCCCGCCAGTAAATGATTGTAGAGATCGTACCGTTTCTTCAAACTCGCTGCTCATTCTTGTTTTCCTCTTCGGCCCTTGACCATGCTTCCCGCCAGATTTCATAGCCGGTATCGTTCCGATCCGTGCACCTCACAAATGAGTCCGCCGTCTCTCTCAGGATCGTCCGGTTTTCCAGCATACACTCTACAATTCCCTTGTAGGTTTTGTAGTTCTGCTTTCTGCTGTGGCGTTTGAGGTCCATTTGAATGTTTGCGAAGACTTCCAGCACGTCCTGCAGTGCTGCGGTGTACCCTTGGACGTAACACAGATCGAAGCTCGGCTCAAAGCTTGTCTTCGTCATACCGGATAGCTCTCGGCGTGTAGTAAGGTCCCCACGCTTCTTTCAGTTCGTTCTCGAAGCGCTCCTCGGAATACCATTGGTCCTTGTCATCCGCCCTGTCCTCTCTGGAATACTGCTGAATCTCAGAGAATTTATCCTGAAACCCGTCTCCAAACTTTTTCAGCCGTTCAGGTCCAAAGCCGAAGGTCTTGTGCAAGACCATCGATGTAATATCAATCGCGTGCTGCATACCATCTTGGAATATTGTCAGGTTGGTCGCCTCTCTCGCCGCGTTAACTCGTCTGGAATATGTCTGCGCTTGGTATGAACCTTTCTTGACGCCGTTTTTCTTCTTTCCCATACTCGTCCCCTTCACTCATACCTGTAAAAATCCTTGCCATACAGTTCGTTCGCGTAATCAAAAACCACCCTCATGCCAAGGCCTTGCTTTGACGGGACCCATATCTTTTTCGGATTCCAATTTCTCCATGAGCCGTCAAATTTCGGTGCCGCAGGGTCGTAATACGGGTTATCCGCCCACTGACCGCCATTCAAACTGTATTCGTATTTCCTTGGCTCTTCTATCGCAAGTAACTGAAACCTCGTTTTCTCACCATCGTTGTGAAATCCAAAGCCACAGTACACGCATCCTGTGCGATCACACTTTGTGCATTTCAGGTTGCATCCTACATTCCCGAACATATCTACCGCTGAGTACTCCGCTCCGGTCGATTTGTCTATGTGTACGATGTCACCGTAAACACTTGCAATCGTTACGTTGTACTTCACGAGATACGTTAAGATGTCTTGTTCGGTCCAAAACGACAAAGGCTGGCTTGATGGCTTCTTGCTGTCAAATGCATTGCATCCGTGCCTTATCCATCCCTGTTTTCTCATCCGGCTTTCTTCTGCCAGCGTTCCGATAATCGGATAGAGACCGCTTTGATGCTGATACTTTAACATTGGCCCCTTTTTCATTTTTGCGCAGCACATGTGGGAGATCATGAAGGGAGCATAGACCATAGGGAGCCATTTTTCCTTGTTAAATTGCGACTTCTGACCGAACTGTTCTTCGGGCTTGCTAAAGACACCCCCTTCTCCAGTCGTGCCAGTCAGTTTCCCGCTCAAGACGGTTCGTCTGTTCCTTGCAACGCTCGTCTGGATGAGAGTATTTTTCTGTCTGGTGGCAACTTGATCTTCGGTCTGACTCGGAAGGTCTTGTTTCCACCCCCCCCCGATTCCGTAACCTTTCTGTAACCTTTTCTTCTCTGGACTCTCTCGCTGCTGTAGAGTCTCTGTCCGCTGAGTTCTCGCCGTTTGCGGCTCGTTGTTCGGCTCTCTCTCTCTCTCTACTTTACCGTTTTGTGAACGAATTCTTCTGGCATAGTAGATCGCCTCAGCAACCTCTTTTGAAATCAGCGGATAACCATACATGCTAATTACCTGATCAAACCGCATAGGCGGGACTATGATGTCTACGTTGTCAAATGTTTTGACGTGTCGTTGGATGGAAGCATATTCGAGTCCTGTGTTGCTGAACACGGCCTTGACACCCGGATATAATTGACGGACCATGTGCAAAAGTACCGTCGAGTCTTTTCCGCCGCTGAAACTTACGACGACTTTTCCATCGTAGTGCTTATACCATTCAATGATCCTCGCCTGCGATATCTGGATCTTCCGTTCCAACGGAAGGGCTTGCAGTTCCAGAAGCCGCTTCGCATCGTGCACTGCATCAGCCATTTGCCGAGGCCTCTTTCGTTTTCTTTACCGCATTCAGCTTTTCCATGGCCTCCTCGCGCTTCTTTTCCCAATCTGCGCCAGAGGGTGCCTTGTACGGCTTTGGTGTCGGGAGGTCCGGTTTTGGAAGGTTTTTCTTCACGTCCGGCAATACCATTGTTTCAAGCTTCGGAGCTTCGATAGCCCTCTGTTTTGGCTCTTCCAGTTTCTTATGCTCCGGCCCGCCGATCTGCATTTTGTCTGCAACCGCCGCCATGTAGTTCTTGACCTCTGTCGGCATCATTTCGAGCTCTTTCTGCTGTTTCCGCTTTGCTTTGAACGTCCGCATGAAGTTCGAGGCAACAACACTCTCAACAGTTGCGGCGTCCATCTGAGCCCATGCCTTTAACTGCTCTGGTCCACCGATGGATCTCTGGATAACGTCCGGAAGCTTTTCAAACTCTTCAACAGAGTGGTAGTAGCCGTTTTGGCAGGCTTTGCTGACCAGCGCCCAAGCTTCCTGCTCGGAAAGGCCGTCCACTCCCCTGATTTTTGCAAGTTTTTCTTTCACTTCGCCGATTGTCGGTGGATACCCTTCTGTCCTTGTGGCAATTAGAGCCTGCACAGAAGCCATAACCGCCTTGAAGTCGTCGTCTTCAAACATCTTTGCCCAAAGGTCAGCGATGTCCTGCGCGGCCTTCTGCTTGATTCCTCGATAGAAGCTTGGGAACGCAGACTGCAGAGTTCCAAGAATCAGATTAGCTTCCAAAACGTTCATTCCGTACCATCTCTTTCGCGTTGTCAAAAAACATATTCCCCGTAAATTCCTCTACCAGCGACGACTGTCTGTTATATTTTCCTTCGAGAACCTTGATGAAATTATTCGGCTTGACGAACCAGCTGAAATCAAACCACGCTGCATCCAAGAGGAACTTGCTGTTCCCTGCGAGGTGAACCGCCTCGATAACATCGTCAACGCCATATTCTTTGATTCTCGCAATCAGCATCTTTCCGCGCTCGGAGCTCGGGCTACATCTCTTGATCTCAGGCAGGCAGCTCTCCGAATTCCAAACGTCGATCACCGTCTTGGCCTGTGCGACGATGTCGTCATTCTTCTTTTGAGAGACAAGGTCGTCGTCACCTTCTCCCCCCACACCCCCTATATCCTTTTCAGAAGAGGTAACTGAAGATGTATATGAATCTGAAGAAGTAAATGATGTATCCATACCGTATTGATACGGTATCCATACAGTATTTCTTTCATCTGCGTTTTCGAAGTTTTTGAGTAGTATTGTTAAGAATTTTCTGAATTTTTCTGTTTTTATGTCTTCTATCTTGCTTTTTAGTGCCTTAATATATTTTGGAGAGCTCGTCCAGTGATACTTTCCCCAGTTGCAAACAAGAACCTCTTTGTTTTCTTTGCTGTAATCGATGACTCTGTGAACAGAAAGAAAACGATCTATCAAGCGTTCAATTGTTTCTCTGCTGTAGCCGGTATCATAGGACATCTGTTTTGTGCTGATTTCATAACATCCAGAAATGTTTGCATTTGGACACGTCAGAAGATACAAGTAAAAATATTTATCCTCGGGCGTGTAGTTGTCGGCTACGTCTGGATCTGACCAAAAAGCGGTATCCACCGTAAAGTATCCAGCCATCTTCACTTCTTCCTTTTCATGCTTTTCTGTTTGTCCTCAGGTGCTTCAAAGCATCCGCCCGTCAAAAAATATAGTTGTCCTCAGAACGGAGTTTCTTCGTCTCCGGCGTTGTAATAATCGGAATATCCGCCATAGTCTGCTTCTGGTATGCGGTCCTGCGCGGGGCGCTGGCTTGTTCCTTCGGCCCGATCACGACGCCTACTTCCGAAATAGATATCACTTTTCGGAGAGATTTCATGCTCATGCTTCCGGTGCTTGACGCCGTCCCTGTCGACATACTCCCGGACGGTTTCCCTGACATTGGTAACGGTCATTGCATCGCCTTTGCTGAAGTGCTCAGAAATGAATTTAGCCGTGCCGCGCCAAGCGACGAAGTCTAAAAAGTCGGTTTCCCGGCTTCCGTCTTCCTTGCGCCTGTCGCGGTCCACAGCCAATGAAAATGTGACTTTTTCCACCTGATCCTGTCCGACATAGTCCATCCGTGGGTCAGCGGTGAGTCTTCCTGTGAAACTGCAATTGTTCATTGCCATAGAGTATGTTCCTCCGTGTTGATAAGATTAAGCTGGTGCAAGCCAGTACTCTTTCCACTTCGTTCGGTTTCCGTCCTCATCCACGCGATAGATCATCTCGCTTCGGATCGGATAACCCTTCTGTTTCAAGTCCCAGATTCTCGCTCCGAGCCTCAGAATGTGAAGCTCCTGCGTTGCGATCCACTGACTGATGCGCCCATGTTTCCTCATGTAGTCCAGGACTTTAGCTTCCTGCACCGCGCTTGGCTCTGGCATATTCTTTCGCCTCCTCTTCTATTGCTTCCCAGTAGGCTTGACGGTCTGGAGTATCTGTATCTATCCCAAACTGCTCTGCCTCAAAAATGACGTTTTCGATCAGTTGCGACATCTGTTCGGTGTCAAATGTCGAACTGCCATAGTAAACGATGATATCAGAGGTCCCGTCCCCGAGTGGCAGTACCTCCGTCTGCCACCCGAGGCCCTGAGACTCCCACTGTTTGCAGAATCGGTCTACCGCTTTGTCGTTGCACCGGACGACCTCGGAAACGCCGCCAATTTCCTTGATTTCTTTGCGATAGATCTCATTTTTTGTGAGATGCTGTACCTTCGCGAGCTTGTCAATCAGGGTCCAGAGATACCGGTTTGCAGCGCCGCTTCTTTTCGGACGCCAGAGCTTGATTTCAACGTTTATGAGTTTGTCCTTGAACTTGTCGAAGAACTCGGAGAAGTCGATATCGAATCGAAACGTAACCTCGTTCTTCTGCCAGTCAAACTTCACAATCTGCGCTCTCATAGTTCTTCTCCCTGTCTATGTGCTGATGCAGGTAGACATACTCGCTGCTGTTGTAATCCATATTAGAAGCCAGAAAATCATTACATTGCTGTTCCGATAGGTGGTACTTCAAAACGCGCTGCTCATATGGATACTGACCGTTGGCAAGCTTTTCGTCCATGCGAGCCATCAGTTCATCGTCGCGATAATTATTTTCGATCAAATAAAGTGAATAATTTTTCGCGACAATTCCATTCAGATTTCCACAGTCCGTGGCGTAGAATACCTTTCCATTCGGAAAGTGAATCTTGTATGCGTAGTTTGGAACGTCGTGAAAAACAGGAACGGGGATGACATTGCAAATTCCGTAATTGTAAGCGATTTTTTCCCGCAAGACATCTATCTGAGATGTTGCAACGCCCGCATTCACGAGCTTCCTGACCATCCAAGGTCCGCAGCCGAACCGGAGAAGTGGCTTGTCGTGAGCCATTCTCCGGACGGTAGACGGCTTGAAATGATCTCCGTGTTCATGTGTCAGAAGGACAAGTTTGATGCTGTCCATATATGGCTCAAACCGCACGAACGGAAGTCCAGCGTCAACGAGAATGTTTTCGCCGACGATTACTCCATTCCCCGTTGAGCCGGTGCCAATAACATGAAACGGGATCATCGCTTAGAGATCGTCAAGGTTCACTTGATTTGTGACTTCCGAAAACTCTGGCTCTGTGATCTTGACACCATTGAACGCAGCCGGTACAGGAGTATCTTCTTGGAAGGTCGGCTCATCCTCAAAAATGAGATCGCCGTTTTCTGCCAAACTGATAATCTGATTGTCCGAAGCAAACGCTCTTTGAACCTCGTTCGTCTCTACAGAAATAGGACCGTAGTGACCGATAAGCTGCCTGACAATGGTTTTCGTACCCATTGCGTCAAAATCTTTGTACCAGAACGAACTGTATTTCCACATATCCTCCTGTTTGATTTCGCCGCTCTGGATCTTGTTGTACGCACGTTTGGAAAATGCCGGTGAATATGTGTCGGCGTAGTCGACCATTTCTTCTTTCGGCATGTAAAGGGATTTCGTAAAGCCGTTTTGAAGAATGAAGACCCCATAATAGCCGACAGTCTTCATCATTTTTCTCTTATATGGATCAGTCATCATTTTGCAATCAAGTTCTTCCAAGAGAGGATTCCATCCGCGAAATTCTCCCTCTTTGATGTTCTGAATGATGATCCGCTGATAGAGATTGCTTCGCAACGCGAGCTGCCAATATCCACGCCACCCAAGCACAAATTCGGCTTTTGTGCACTCCTGTTGCGTGATGTTTCCGCTTCGATCCCGCTTCTCTTTTTGTTTGAACGGGACCATGTAAAACAGTCCGAGTTGCGGGGACGGAGGCAGTTTCAGCGCAGAACCGCTTAGCGCCGCGCCAATAATGGAATTGGCAGTGCACTCCTGAATAGCCGGAGTTTTGTTGTATGTGGTAATGATAGACGTAGTGAAATCCTTTGCGTCTTTCTCACTACCGAGCGTATTCAGAATAGCCGACTGATAGCGTTCGGAGTTGACAATCTGTGAAAACGCAATTTTCTGCGGCTTTTTTTCAATCTCGGATGTCTGCTTTGGTGCTACCTGCTTGTTGTTACTCGCATTTCCCATAACGCATTCCCTCCTTTTCGCAATACCCAATCATGCTTTCAATCATCGCGGCCTTCATACCGCGAAGCTGATCTATAGTCCCGTAGATATCATATTTCAGATACGTGACCTTCAGAATCTCCTCCTGACGCTCTCCGGCTTCCTCCGGAAGCTTTTCAGCACTTGGAGGGGACAAAGATACGTCTGGCGCCTCCTGCGCCTCATGGGGCATTTCCGTGGCTTCCTGAGCTTCTGCTTCCGCGAGCGCAGCAGCGACAGACGCCTCGTGCTCTTCCCGGGCTTTCCGTGCGGCTTCCGCCTCTTCCCGAGCCTTCCTTGCCGCTTCTTCTCGGGCAATCCGGTCCTTCACAATCTGGATAGCATTGCTCATATCCAGAGAGATCACGTATTCCGCCATGATTTCGTCGCAGTTTTCGAGCGTGGCAATGGTCTTCAGATCGTTCGCCAGATGGTCCAGATACTTCTTTGCCTGATCCTTGTAGGATTTCAGGCTTCCGGTCAAACCGACCTTGATTCCGGACCTGCGAGGATCAGCAATCCTCTCGTCAAGGTCCAAGCTTTTCCGGTAGTCATCGTAGTATTCCATCAGCGCAACGCGCTTCTGGTCTTTCAGCCCGTTTTCGGTGTCCTTGATGTTTCCGTCCAACTGAGCTATGCCTTTGGTATAGGCCTCGTCGACTTCCTTGCAGATCCCGTTCATGAAGTCATTCAGCGGGGCCATCACGACATCTTTGATATTCTTGATAAGCGCCTTGAACTCGGCATACTCCTTATTGAGCTCTGCCCGAGTTTTCTTCATGTCCTTGTAGTTATCTTCATTCACCACAAGGCTTGCAGCGATCTCACAGCGCTGCTTGATTTCTGGGAGCACCCGTGCCAACTGATTTTCGATCACCGGCAACTGGGTTACTTCCACTAACGACGTGACCTTTACTTCCTCATCCATGTCTCGATAGTACCTTCCCTTTCACAATTATTCAGAGATGGAATCAATGTACTTGTTCCAATCACTCTCGTAAAAACGATGTCCGAAATCGTCGAACAGATAGATTTCACTCGGAGTCCAGTAGAGATACACATACGCGGTGTCAAGCGGCCTGATCCCCCGGTGCCAGCGCTGTACCTCTTCCAGCGCAATGCTGTACAGATTGTCCAGCACCGGATTGTCGTCAGACCAGCCCATAAACGCTTGGTCCGCAGAGCACACGCTGTGAAGATCGTCGGAATAGCGTACATGGTCAACCCTGTCGAAGACAGCCCAGCATGCCAGATGCAGCCCAGCCTCTCGATTGTCCCTCATCGCATACAGCACCCGCGCAACATCCTTGGCCTGCTTTTCCATGAGCTCTTTCTGAGCGTTCTCCGCGTTGATCCCATATTCTTCCTTGACGCGGGCGAGAACTTCTTGCTCAGTCTGGATTCTGGCTGCGGTAAGCTCCTGCTGATGGATCTCATTCAGCCGTTCCTCTGTCCGGTGTCTCGTGACTCCGCAGCAAATAAGAATCGCCACGGAGAAAATGCCGATCAGGAGACGAATAGCCATCTCCGGATTCTGGTGAATGAATTTGTTCACCTGAAGTCCACGGCTGCGGATACGCTTTTCCACATTCGGAACCGAATGCCTTGTGCTGTTCGGCCTGTAGATCGTCAGATTCTCTTCCATATCTTTTGATACCTTTCCTTTCCACATAATTCGTTACCACTTCTCACAGTTTGTCTCGGATTACTTGAAGCTTGGAGATGATCTTGGATATCTCGTTCAAATCTCCAAGGATTTCATCAAGGGCTTCAACTTCATCATCTGATACTTTTCCGTCCGCCGCGATATCCTGAAGTCTGTGCTTGATTCCCTGAACGACGTCCTTGCGGAGCATTTTGGTCAATTGGACTGTTGCTCTTTCGATGTCAATGCAGTCGTCCGAAATAGAGCGCTTGCATCCAATTGGGCACTCTTTCAGGCAGTAGTAGTTCACCAGCTCAGGAGCGTTGTATACGTCAGCCATCGCCACAGCGGTTTCCACCGGCATGTGCTTATAGGTATCGCGCTCCACAGCATCTATCACGTCAACACTGACGTGCAGAATCTCTGCAGCACCTTCTCTGCTTTGCAGCTTTTCGTTCCATTTTGCAGCCCGTTTTCTGGCTTCATACCAGACATTTCCCGCTGCTATTGTGGCTCCGCGACCCATTTATTCCCTCAGCCCTTCGTCGTATAATATTTATCGAAAAGAAGCTTTTCGTCCTCTATTGAACGCTTGTAAGCATCCGGTCTGCGTGAAAAAAGCTCGAGCGTCTCCACCAAAGAAATGCCGAGCGTATCGGCCAGTATCCAGATGTCATCTGCCATGACGGGCGTTTCGCCCCTCTCGCGTCTCAGATAGGCCTGCATGCTCACTTTCATCCCCGCATCTGTCAGGGCGTCTGCGAACTTTTCTGCATTCCAGTACCCGCTCTTCATTCTCGCCATCCGGATATCTTTGGAGCGTTCTTCGCCCCATGATTCATATTTCGGTTTTGGCATTCTCTCTCTCCTCTAAAGTATAGCAGTCCAGCGGAACACGATTCCGGAACGACACTTCGATCTCTCCTGATTCCAGTTCTTGCAGGCGCTCTTCACACTGTTCGTCCGTTTCATATCCGCTGCAAAAAACCTGATTGTCCGGTCCTCTGATTTTCTCTTGCAGGTCAATGATAAAGTATCTGACAGTGTGGTACAGGTTGATCCACTTGGTACAGATGATGTATCGTTCGCTGCGACATCTGACTTTGAACGGTCGCTTGTTCTCCGGAATGAAAACCTTGTCTCCGGGCCTCACATTTTCAATCATCGTCCTGCCCTCAGAGATGTGTGTACATCTTTGTGTGAGCCGTGAAGATTTCCTGCATCTGATCGAAATACACATCTTCGTAAATCTTCTCGTCCGAAATCTTCTCGTCCGTGAAAGTATAAGTCTTCGTGCTGAGCTTCGGCGCGGTGTACCGGAAGAACCGCATATCATACAGGTCCTTGCTGTTCAGCGTTACCCAAAGCCGGTTGGCCCTGCTGCCGTTTCTCGGCAGTGTCATACGCAACGTGTTTCCGTCTCCAACAAAGTTCTTGGCACCAGTCATGACGATGAACTTGTTCCCACCAAGCTGCTCTAAAATCGTTCTCGGTACATCAAGGCTCATCTGATACCCTCCATTCCCAAACAGTTCCAACCCATGAACCCATCGTCTGTATTATAAGATGCTTTATAGCATTTGTCAATACCCTTTTAGCACTTTTCGGAAATATTTTTTGACATCATGCTTGACGTGGTGTAAGATAAGAATACCTGAGAAAAGGAGTGTTCACTATGGCTCAGAACCTAAAATATCGCAATACTGACGGGTACGACTGGGAACCTTTCCGGTGCAATCTCAGAAGCTTGATGGACGCATACGGCTATACCGGGAAGGACCTTGCTCTTGCCTGCGGTCTCGCCCCAACAACCGTAACGCGGTATCTCACAGAGAGAACGCCAGACGTTACAGCGCTTTGGCGGATCTGTGATACTTTTGATGTTTCAATGGACTGGCTGGTCGGACGTGAAACGTCACGATACGCAAACCTTCCGGAGAACATCAAGAAGATTTCTGACCTCTATTCCGTTGCCACAAAGGAAGACCGCGATGTCATTGATCTGATTCTCAGAAAGTATGAGGGCTAAAAACAACTCCGTCCTGATTGCCAGAGATATCCAGCTCACTTTCAGTTTGCACGCGAAGTCTATCTACGTTGACTCAGACGGCTGCGTTACGATTGTCTTGGAGCACTTCGGTCCAAAGACGGAGATCCCGGAATTGACGGTCGACTATCTGGATGCGATCTGCTCTAAGTTCTACTATGGCGGATATACGCATCAGGACGCTATCGCCGATATTATGCTGCTGAATAGCGTCCTGACGTCCGTGGAGTACGACGACTTCTACTCTGCTTTAGAATCTAATCTTCTTGCCGGTAAGGTGTCGATTATTTCGTCACCGATATTCCAATGACTTCGCCAAGCAGGTCGTGATAGTCTCTTGCAATCCACAAAAGCGCGGCCCTGTCGTTCGGCTCGATGTTGAATGTGTCGAGCACGTGCAGGACTGCGCCTAACTTTTCGTAATATTCTTCAGCCATTCTCTGTTGTTCATCTGTATGATTCATTGTTGTTCCTCCTGTTTGTGTTTTGCAGAGTATCGGGCGTCAATGAGATAGATACAGACAGACGACCTTAAAATCAAGAGAATGACTTTTTGTTCTGTTACAGATGCTTTTAAGCATCCGTTTCATAAATTTTTAGGCTGCGAATTGGCCCACGCTTCCAGTTTGGAGCGTGGAATCAGAACGCGACCGCCAATCTTGAATGCGGGAAAATCCTGACGATGCAGAAGGTCTCTGTACATCGTGTTTCTGGATATGCCGAGCATTTCAGCTGCTTCGGTGATATTGAGAGCGATCTTTTCCTGCGGATTATAGCGGTTTTCCATGTTTATACATCCCTGTTCTTTCTGTTTCTTTAAATATTATAATATACCGTTGAGTGCTTTTTGTCAACGATAAAGTGCTTTTTGGTGATTGTAAAATATGGCTACGTCGACTTGAGGTATCGTAATGAAAAGACGCGCAAATAATGAAGGTACAATCTGCAAAAGAACGCGAACTGTGAACGGAAAAACATATACTTATTGGGAAGCAAAGGTTACTGTCGGGTATGATCCGATCACAGGAAAAGCGATCAGGAAGTCCTTTTCTGCCGACACGCAAAAAGAGGTCAAAGAAAAAATGCAGGATGTTTCCGTGCAAGTCAGCAAGAAAGAATACTTTGACCCATCCAAGATGACAGTGTCCGAGTGGGCAGACCTGTGGATTGAAAAATACTGCGGTGATATCAAGTACCGGACAAAGAAAACCTACAGGGCCCAATTGAACACGCACATCAAGCCTGCTCTCGGAGAAGTCAGGCTATCCGATCTGACCACAGAAAAAATTCAGTTGTTCTATAATCAGTTGGAAGAGAACGGAAAAACTGTTCGACGCCGTGATCAAGAAAAGAAAGAAACAATTGTCACACAAGAGCCTTTGTCCCCTAAATCTATTAAGAACGTGCATTGTGTTCTCTCAAAATGTCTGAATGACGCGATCCGACTCAACTACTTGAAATACAATCCATCGTCCAGAACGACAAAACCGCGTGTCAATCGATATGAATTTATTCCATTGGCCGACGACCAGGTCAAAGCGTTCCTCGAAGCGCTGGACAAAGAGAAATACCGGTCTCTCTATCTGGTCTATTTGTTCACAGGAATGCGGGAGTCGGAAGCTATAGGTCTGACGTGGGACTGTATCAATTACAAGACCAAGACCATAAAGCTTTACCAGCAGTTGCAGAAGCGTCCGGTTGCGGATGGTGGATATACCTTCGCTCCTCTGAAAAATGACGAGATCCGATATTTGAGCATGCCAGACTTTTTGGTCGATGTGTTTACTGACCGGTATGACGAACAGGACCGGCAAAAAGAAGAAGCCGGAGAACTGTGGCAAGGATACCAGAACGATAAAGAGAGAAAGACCGCACTGATCTTCACGACGGAGCTTGGAACCCCGATAAATCCGAAAGTCGTCTACAAGCACTACAAAAGGATGGCAGCGGACTTCGACATGTCCGAGAGCCGGGTTCATGATCTGCGGCACACGTTTGCGACCATCTCTTTGCAAAACGGAGATGACTACAAGACTCTGCAGTCAAATCTCGGTCATGCCAGCGCAGCATTTACTTTGGACATCTACGGTCACACCACGGACCGCATGAAGTCTGAATCTGCCTCTCGCATGCAGTCTTATATTAACAGCACTATTCAAAAACCGCAGCCTGATGAAGAAGATATTACAAAAACCGTA